TCTTAAGCAAGTAGAAGATGGCGAAGCTGAAAACGGTATGTACTGGCTCCGTGATGCCGGTAAGTTTCAAGCAATGTTGAATGTTTTCCAGACCATCTCTATGGGTCCTGACGACTTCATTACTTCTCCTGAGTAACAGCCTTTAGCACCCTAACGGGTGCTTTAGTTCTTTATGTTCATTATCTTTCATTCATGACTACCACCAAAACCTATGCTCAGTTCAACACTCTCACCATCGTGGGACGTGTATATCACAAAGAGGATTACACTTACCAAGGTAAGGAGCTGACTAAGCTTATCCTCGCTACTGAGCTCAAGAATGACGGTGAGTCTTACCGTGTCGAGTTCACCATTGACGACCGTCAAATGGCTGAGTACTTCACCAAGGGACGTTATGTCACTGTGACTGGTCACCTCAACGGCGTCGAAGAAATCTTCTTTGACAAGAAGGTTGGTAAGACCCGTCGTCACACCATGCCACTCCTTAAACTCTCTAAGGTTCAGGTTATGCCTGGTGGCTACGGCGCTGTAAAGAAGCAGGATTCTGCTCCTACTGATGACATCATCGACATGGCTCCTGAACTAGAAACTACTGTCACTTCTGAAGCTGCGTTCTAACGCACTACACCATCACCCTAACGGGTGGTGGTTTTTTACTTTTCAGTCGAAGCCTCGACCGATGTTCCATAGGTTAGGCATCTCTGAATATGACACTGGACCTGCTTTACTAGCTGGACCAAACTTCTTCTTAAATGAATTAGTTAATGACTTAATTAAAGCGGTACCTTCTCTATCCCCCTTCGCTCTATTGACATACTTATTCTCTGGAGCAATATTGAAATCTGCTGTACTTAACGTTGGATATGCATTGTGTGGGAATATATGACCACCATCTAACCCCATTGTCAGCCTTGAGCCTGTCAAATGGTCGTATCCATTGTTTAACTTCATGCCATAACCCACTGCACGGTTTAACCGTTGCTCTTTTGGCATACCTGTCATTGCATCTCCTCGCAGTCCTGGCTTTGCAAGCTCGCTAACTGCACCATCAGACAACATGTCTGTTAATGCCATTCTTGTCTGTCTATCCCCTCTTGATTCAGCAATTGGACCTTGCTCACCTTCACCCATACCTGGACGTTGGTTAACAATCGGTCCATTCATTTCTGAATCAATTGCCATAAGCAAAGCATTCAGGTTGTCACGCTTGTTACTGTTACCACGTTCTGTACGTTGTTTAACAGCAAGCTTGCCACCCCTTACTTCACTAATGTCGTAGTGGTCCCCTATTGCTTCTTGAACTAGAGATGTTTTCTCTAACTCATCTAATAGTTTTTCTGAGATAATTCCACTTGCTACTAATGCAGCTTTGGTCTTATCCTCATCAAGAGAATAGCCCACTCGTATCTATAACTATGCTTCTTAGGCATTAGTTATTATCATTATCTTTCCTATGTTAACTACTATTTATGATTAAACGAATTGGAAGTGACCTCTTCCGTGGTGTGCAAATCACACCCCCCGATGACTCAATTGTCGTTCAAGTCTTTGACGTTGATGACACTTTGACTCGCAAACCTGACGGGTTTGACAACACTGGTATGACTAAAGACCAGTTCTTTGATGCCGCTCGTGACTTTCCACCTGAGCAAGCAATCGTTGACCTAGCTCAAATGTTTCACCGTATGGGTGACGCAATCGCTATTGCTACTGCTCGTCCTATCGAGCGATTAGAAGAAACTATCGCTTGGCTTGACAAATATAATGTGCCTTATGACACAGTTATGCTCAGCCTTGGTAATGAGCCATCTAGCATATGTAAGCAGGCTATGTTACAGCGACTGCAAACTATTTACAATCAAGTAGGGACCTTATTCGATGACTCCATCTATAACATCCAAGGTGCCCAACTTCAGGGTATATCTACAGTACACGTTAGAACTAATGATGAATACTGGGATGCACATCCTGAACAAGTATATGCCTATGGACTATGAACAAACATCAAAAGAAACTAGTAAAACTCTTTGAGCAAGCAGACGCTTGTACCTCACGTAAGGATTCCAAGAAACTTATACTCAAAGCAGAGAAGTTGCGAGCTAAATTATTAGCAAAGCAGCTATTATCTGATGCCTCCTAAGACAATCCTCTTTGGCTTATCCATGTTCGCACTTGGCGAAATCATGGGAATACTCATACCTACTATTCACTAAATGTTTAAAACTATAATTGCCACATTGGCTGGACTAGCACTTGCTGTTCCGGCTTCAGCTTCTTCATGGGCTGATGTCAACGAACTACAAGAGTTGGTAACAGGCACTGGCACTAAGATACAAAAGCTTGACTGTCCTGAAGGGCAGATGGGCTTTTATCAATTTGACAAAGATAGGAATATTGACCGACTTGTTTACTGTAAAAACAACGTTGATATGACTGACTCTGACGCTGTATGGGAAGTACTAGTACACGAAGCAACTCATGTCATGCAAGCCTGCTATGGCGGACCTGTCATGAAAGATTCCTACGTACCCCGTGTGCTCCGTGAACTGCAGGAAACTGCTCCTCACTACTATGCAACCCTTCAGAAATACAGAGGCGACCACAAGCGCGTAGAGATTGAAGCCTTCTGGATGGAGCTACGTACTCCTCAAGTAGCCGCTGATTGGATGCTCACTTACTGTTACACCGAATAATGAAAAGACCTACATGGGAAGTACTTATTGTCCCGGCTACTGGCTGTGGACAAAGCTTTTGGGAGACAATCGAAGCCCAAAATGGTGTTCAAGCTAAACAAATTATGAAATCACGTTTTCCTTCTAACTGGACGATAGGTAATAACCCTAGACGTCTTGACGACTGACTACTGCGCCCTATTGGGCGCTTTGTCGTTTGGTGTCCTTTGTATATATTGAATGCCACTAACGACTGCAGGAACTGAAGTAGAGAATTTCATTGAGTATCAATTAGAACAAGAAGGCTATAACGTCGAAACACAAGTTGCTGCTGCTGGCATCAACGTTGACTGGAGCCGTATCGATATTGTTCTACCTGACCGTAATGAAGCTATATCTCTCAAATATCAGGACGTAGCTGGTACTGCTGAAGAGAAGATTCTCTATGAAGCAGAATCACTATCCCTAATGTGTCATGCACATGACTATGCACGAGGCACCATCGTTTTAACTGGTGGTGGTTGGTCTCCTGTTAAGTATCTATGGTTCTTAACTGAGTACAACCCTCCCTCAAATGTCCGTGTTATCTCTTATGATGACTTTGTACTTGAGTATATTTAATAATGCCAGCTGCCTCATTGGCGGCTTTAACTGCATCAACTGGTAATCGTAAAGATACGTGGAATTCACCCGCTGAAATTGTAGATAAAGTCGTTCAATTCTTTGACGGTCCTGTTGAATTAGATCCTTGTTCCAACGACCGTGACAACCCTAATGTCCCTTGCCTGCGTTGCTTTACTGAAGAAGACGATGGTTTAGCTCACCAATGGAATGCTAACTCCGTCTTCGTTAATCATCCGTATAGCGATAGCAAGCACTGGATTCCTTATGCCCGACGTCAGTTTGACGAAGGCAACGTACAGGAGATGATTCTCCTCATTAAATTAGACATCAGTACCAAGTGGTTCCGCTCTATTGCGGACAGACCATGGATTGCTATAAGTAAACGTCTCCGGTTTGGCGACAGTAAAGGAGCAGCACCTTTCCAATCAGCTCTCATTTACCTCGGTAATAACCCTGGACGCTTCCATGCAATCTTTGGTGACCTTGGACCTATGTACATCTCTATTGCGCCCTAACGGGCGCTTTATTGCTGTATGTCCATCGGTACATTCATATGATTGTCTCCTCCCCCCTCGCCACTATTGATATTGAAAATGACGAAGACTATATTGGCTGTGACTACTACGGACGTGTAAGTTATGCCAGCTTAGTAATCGCTCATACCTCTCAAGTAACATCTACCAATAGTCGCACTACCTATAACCCTGGCACACTCGTAATTGTTGCTGCTCAAGGTGATGACCGTAATATCTATGCATTCCTTGCTACAGCTATTGAGGTTCTCTCCGATAAGACTGCAATCCATTACTGGCCAACCGAACGTCCTAACCCTGTTAATAAGCTGAAGGTGCTCACACCCATCATGCTTTTACCTGACACATGCTATTCAAGCATGACTCAGGGTGGACTACGCCTTATTGAACGTGCAGTTTGTGCTCGATACTTACGTGATGAAGCACAGATTGTTACTCCCCTCCCTAAACCAGAAGTAGAACCACAGCCTGACACTGTTGTTCGCCTAATCAAAGAAACGACTGGCAAGATTGGATATGTCTACATCCTACGCAACCGCTTAGGTGAAGGCTACAAGATTGGTATTACTGCCAACATTCATCAACGCTTTAAAGCTCTTGAGGTTGGTACCAAAGCTGATTGTATTGGCTATTGGTCTTCTGAAAACTATAAGAACCTAGAATCTTTTCTCCACGGACTATTCACACCTGCTCGCGTACCGCAGTCTGAGTGGTTCATGCTCTCACCACATCAACTGGAATTCTCAATTGCGTGGCTTGATGAGAATAGTACACCTATTGATATTGACTATCCCGTCACTGTTGACAAAGGCAACTGGTTCAAGCGTTTAATTCAACGAGTAATCTCTTTCATTAAAGACTGACAACATGCGCCCTAACGGGCGCTTTGTCCCTTTGTGTCCTTTATTGGTACACAATGTCCGAATTCAACTTCGAGATGGTGTCTTTTCCAAGATGCCAAATCGACCAAATTCTCATTCAAATGCAACGTGCTGAGACTTTCTGTCGTAAAGCACGCTCTGCCTCCCGTCATCCTGACATGGAGGAGCTTATGGCTGAGCCTACTGAGTTTTACTCAGGTGCATCTGGATACGCTGGTGCCACCATGCGTGATGTAATCCAGCAGCTTGAATCTCATTTACCGCTGCAATAACTCTCAGGCGTCTATCATCGTAGGCGCCTTTTTTCACGCTTAAATATAACTAACCAAACAAGAAAACTATAAAATGACTAACGCATTTCTCCAGTCCGTCCTCGCTAAGAAAGCCAACTCTAAGAAACAAAACGGCTTCACCCTTATCGAGCTGATGGTTGTCGTCGCAATCGTCGGCATCCTATCTGCTGTCGGACTACCTGAACTGACTAAAGCTCAAGACAAAGCTAAAGATAACGTTGCTGTAGCTACTCTCACCAACGCTGCTAAAGAATGTGCTCTGTCACTCATCCTCAATGGTGATGACACTGACTACATCACTGATGAGACTGCTGGCACTGGCTGGGCAGCACAAGGTGTAACTGGCAGCTGTGATGCAGACGAAGTCCTCACAGCTAAGTCTGAAACAGAGACTGAATGGACCATCACCTTTGTTGGCTCCACTCCTGGTACTGCAACTGAGGTTGAGTGATGAACTTAGCATCTACCATCGTTAGTGTTGCAATCATGGGAGCTTCGGCTCCTTCTATGATGCAAATGTCTATTGCTCCATATGAAGCACAACTTAAAGCAAAGAACTTAGGCATTGCTGAAACAGCTGCTGTTGTCTTTGCCTCTACTTACGAAGGTACCCTTGATATCCCTGTCGATACAGAGACTTGCACATCAGAAGCACGAGAAGGTACTGCTAATGCTTATAGCGTTACCTGTACTCACGGCACTGACAAGTATGTACAAAGTGTTACTCGTGCTTTCCGTCTTGCTGTACCTGACACTGACTTAGACAACGGTGATGGTGCATCAACATCACGTGAGTACGCTTACGAAACTCCTACACGCTTCTCTGGACTCTCCTGTCCCTTACTACGATGAATGGGGTACTAATGGTTATAACGACCAGTACTACAGCGTTTTAAATGGCGCTTGTATCCCTATTCCTGTATGGACTCAAACTGCTTATCAGTTTTCTAGTCCAGATGCATGGCTCTATGACGTTAATAACTACAACGGATGGGGTATACATCCTGACTACTAATGAATATTATTCAAACATTAAGAGAAGCTTACGAGGATTGGCTATGGAAGTACGGTCCTGACCGTCGCGACCTTGCTAAAACTCGTTTAGCTTTACATAAGCAAGCAATAGCTGATGGTCAACCTGGCCCTTACCTAGAGCCTGAAAATTATAACTTTTAAATAATATGTGCTCACTACTAATGACTATGTTTATAGTAGGCGCAGTTGAAGTCACACCTGGTGTGATGGCTGTTGACCTACTTGACACTGACAAAGTTTCATTAAACAATGGCTCTGCTGTTGAAACTATTTATATGAAAACTGATGATTATCTCGACTGCTGGGGATGACTTCCCCTTTAATGACCTCGATAGACTGAATGACGAGGAAGAAGCACTGCCTGATATCCCACCATTCCCTTCTATCCATGGACAAGCAACACCTCCAAGAACAAATACTAGACGAAATAGACGACGTCGTATACAGGTATCACGTACTACCTCACTCTGGCTTACTGCCTGACTACTTCATTCACTATTGGGATTTAGCAGAGCTTGTCTCTGCTTACTTTGATGAACCCTTTTATAAGCCTCAAAGGTCTTCTGAAGACCAGGTAAAATAGAGTAATACTGAATCTCTATTACTATGGGTAAGAAGAACAAAGGTAAATACAATAAGCTTGACTACCACGGTAAGCATAGAAGCTGACCGAAAAGATGGCTAAGCAGTACGGTATTGACGTTTCCTGAATACGGCAATACCGGCCGTCCTGGTGAAAACTACAATAACAAGAAAACTTACGACGACCTTAAAAAAGATATCTCTAGTGCTGCTGCAAACGACTACGACGTACGCCGTTCACTAGAAGCAGCTTCATTGTCTGGCAATAAAAAAGCACAGAAGATTGGCAGCATTAGTAATGCTTCCGAAGCTTACGCTGCTACTCGCTTTATGGAGAAAAACCCATAAGAAAGCGTATGGCTAATGGCGGTGCTTACGACGGTGCTAATGACCAAGGCGGTGTAACCAGCTACTGGGTCAATAAAGACCGCGACAAACTTAAAGATAGTATGTCTGCTCCTGAACAGCAGAAAGCTGCTTCAGGTAGCGATGAGCCTTACGAAGAAAGCTCTCAGCTTAGTGATGCTCGTAAAACTGTTGACGAGTTTGATAACAAAGACTATGACATCTATAAGTCTGGTGCTGGTGAAGCACAGCGCAAAGAAGCATCTCAGCAATTCTTAGGCAAATATAAACTTGACCTTAAACAGAAAGCTAATTTCAAGCCAACTATTTGATGATTAGCGTAGCATGCAAAGCCCAGTCATGCACTGGGTTTTTTAATGTCTGCTATTAAAAAGCTACAGTAACTACGCTGTATTCCTATATAACTAGAAATTAAATACCCTAGAGGGGTGTAATAAAAAAGAGATATATAAGGGATTAGTGTAGCTTGCGTAGTTTTTTCTAAAAACCCTGTACCCCAACTGTGCCTGTTTTTGGGTGGTACCAACGGTATACAAGCAAAAAAGCACCCCGCAGAACTGCTACATAACTGTACTTCTGTAAAACTGTACATACATATGTCCTTGTGAGGACAGTTCCCACAGATATCGTGCTCAATCCGGCTCATCACAACGTTGTGTTTTATGCTATGGGTACAATTGCTGAGGCACTAGTTGAAACGCGTAACGGTCCTCATGCCACCAGACATACACAAACGGCTCAAGCTGCTTGGGTTTGACAAAGATAAGACAATGAACGACCTAATTCTTACAGCTGTACATAAGTACTTAAGTGAAGCTGCGGTCCAAATAGAGCATCCTGAATGACGACTGTACAAATGTATTGAACTATTGGATTGCGCCTTATCAGGCGCTTTTTTCTTGCATGTCCAATACATGGCTACAACCACATGGTCCTCTACGAACTGGACTCCGAACCGGGGACGAAAGTCATTCGGTCGCCTAAATCAGACGAGCCTCTCGACGGATGCACCCTTCCACAAAGGGCAGCGGCGATTGAAGAGCTCCACGATTGGTCACTCAACTTCGACACTGGTGTTAATCCCTATTGCTTGTTCCTTGACATCATCGGCTACTCAGCTGACCGATGGGGCTGCTATGCCTACTGTCACGACCTCAAAGACTGCGGAGAAATCTTTGGCTACAAAGAACTCTGCTTATTAGCTGATGCTCTCAAAATATTTGAAGACAACGGCTATGACCAGGTGTATGCCTGGTGTGACGCTTTAAATGAAAGCGAGCACGAAGACTAAGTGCTAGTTATATGATTGGGAGTACGTAATTGTACTCCCTATCTGTTAACTTAAGGTTTAGTAAATAATGATACTTATTAAATGTTTATTAAATCTATCTCTGCTATCGCTGCTGCTGCCCTGCTCAGTGTTGGCTCATCCGTCCAGGCAGGAGGCTCAATGCTTTCTTCCTGGTACGGTGGATATTTCCACGGCAGAACCACAGCCAACGGTGAAACTTACGATATGTACGGACATACCGCCGCACATAAGTCGCTACCTTTCGGTACAAAACTACGTGTTTGCTACCAAGGATGCGTGGATGTACGTATTAATGATCGCGGCCCCTACATTGGTGCTCGTGAGCTTGATTTATCGTACGGAGCAGCACAAGCAATCGGACTAACACATCCTGGCGTTGATTACGTCAGCTTTACTTATATCTAATGCATGACTACTGGCTACATATATGTCATTGAGAACATTGTTCGAGACTTGGGAGGGTTTAAAGTTGGTATAACAACTAAGCCCTCACGTCGCTTTAAAGAGCTATCTATTGGCTTAAAAGCACTAGTTGTAGGACTGTGGGAAACCACTGACTACAAGCTCATAGAACGCAGTCTCCACGCTCAATACACTGACGCTAGAGTTCCTCAATCTGAATGGTTTGCTTTAACCACTAAAGAACTTGTAGACGTCATTAAATATTTGAACTCTATTGCGAATAACTTGCAGTTAATGCATGACTTTCAACCACTGCACCCTACTATTGTTCCAACAATCAAACGTGTAAATTATCAAGCACCTTTGCCTAGTTGGCTGCACAGTTGTTAGTGTTCGCTGATATATTAAATATAGTTGGGAGCATTCCCTGCTCCTGACTGTTACTAAACAGGAGAAAAGAATGTCTAAAACTATTAAACGTGAATCGACTAAAGGATTTATTCAACACCTTGAACACCAGCTGAAAGAACGTAAAGAAGCACGAGACTTCGAACGAGATTATAAAATTAGAACACAAGATTTAGACCTTTAAGTATATTTACTTGTGTTCATTTGTAAACAATCAGGCTATGATTGTTAAGTAAGGTTAACCACACCTGAGTATTACCCAATAAACAAAACACCGCATTAATTCAATGGCTTCAACAGTATTACAACGTCAATCTGGCGTTACTTCTAACTGGGAGCAGTTTTGCAAGTGGGTAACATCAACAGACAACCGCCTCTATGTGGGTTGGTTTGGCGTGTTGATGATTCCTACGTTGCTTGCTGCAACCATCTGCTTCATTATCGCCTTCGTTGGCGCACCCCCTGTAGATATCGATGGCATTCGTGAACCAGTTGCTGGATCGCTCCTTTACGGAAATAACATTATTTCAGGAGCAGTTGTCCCGTCTTCAAACGCAATCGGACTGCACTTCTATCCCGTCTGGGAAGCAGCCACTCTTGACGAATGGCTCTATAACGGCGGACCATTCCAGCTCGTTATCTTTCACTTCCTTATCGGTATCTTCGCTTACATGGGACGCGAATGGGAACTTAGCTACCGACTAGGTATGCGCCCCTGGATTTGCGTTGCTTACTCTGCACCCGTTGCAGCAGCATCCGCAGTCTTCCTCGTCTATCCCTTCGGTCAGGGTTCTTTCTCTGACGCAATGCCACTTGGCATCTCTGGCACATTCAACTACATGTTGGTGTTCCAAGCAGAGCACAACATCCTCATGCACCCCTTCCACATGCTGGGAGTAGCAGGTGTATTCGGTGGCTCACTGTTCTCTGCAATGCACGGCTCACTCGTTACCAGTTCATTGGTGCGTGAAACCACTGAAACTGAATCACAAAACTATGGCTACAAGTTCGGACAAGAAGAAGAGACCTACAACATCGTTGCCGCTCATGGCTACTTTGGTCGACTTATCTTCCAATACGCTTCTTTTAACAACAGCCGTAGCCTTCACTTCTTCCTTGCTGCTTGGCCAGTGGTTGGTATCTGGTTTACAGCTCTTGGTGTTAGCACCATGGCTTTTAACCTCAATGGTTTCAACTTCAACCAGTCAATTGCAGACGGTCAGGGTCGAGTCCTCAACACGTGGGCAGACGTACTGAACCGCGCTGGTCTTGGGATGGAAGTGATGCATGAGAGAAATGCTCACAACTTCCCACTAGATTTGGCAGCTGCTGAATCTACACCCTGTGGCACTGATTGCACCTTCTATTGGTTGATTAATGCAGGAGCTGGGTTTTTCATCAGACGTACCGCTAGAGATTGCGGTAGCTGGCACTCAAATCTATGAAATAGACGGTGCTGGCACTAAATGGGCACCCACTAAAGGAACCCGCAAATATAACGCTGATGCTTTCATTGTCATCCGCAAACCTACACCTGTTATATCTTCGAATGCTTGAACTGATTACTTATTACGTTATTGGTGGCGCACTGCTTATCGGTGCACCAGCAATCTTCTTTCTGATTGTTTTCATGCCTGCCCTGCAGAACACTAAAGGGCGCATGGTTGGTTACAAAGACCACAAAACATACGGTGATATCTCGTCTTATGAGAACGCACCTTCAGATCAAACGACCTTTTATCTGGAGTTATCACAATGACAACCGCAACATTAACCGCACCTAAAAGAGGATACTTTGACCTTATTGACGACTGGCTTAAACGCGATCGCTTCGTCTTTATTGGCTGGTCTGGACTCCTACTTCTACCTACTGCTTATCTGGCCATTGGTGGCTGGCTTACTGGCACGACCTTTGTCACAAGCTGGTATACCCATGGGTTGGCGTCTTCTTACCTTGAGGGCGCTAATTTTCTCACGTCAGCTGTGTCAACGCCTGCTGATGCTATGGGTCATTCTCTTCTTTTACTTTGGGGTCCTGAGTCTCAGGGCGACTTCGTCCGCTGGTGTCAACTTGGAGGGCTTTGGGCCTTTGTTGCTCTCCACGGTGCATTTGCACTGATTGGTTTCATGCTTCGGCAATTCGAAATCAGCAGACTTGTCGGCATCCGTCCGTACAACGCAATTGCATTCTCTGGACCTATCGCTGTATTCGTCAGCGTATTCCTTATCTATCCACTAGGACAGAGCAGCTGGTTCTTCGCACCATCATTTGGTGTCGCAGCAATCTTTCGCTTCCTTCTGTTCCTACAAGGCTTCCATAACTGGACGCTCAATCCATTCCACATGATGGGAGTAGCTGGCATCCTCGGTGGTGCTCTGCTATCTGCCATTCATGGCGTAACTGTAGAGAACACACTGTATGAAGACGGCGAACAGGCTAATACCTTTAAGGCATTTGATAGCACGCAAGAAGAGGAGACTTATTCGATGGTTACTGCCAATCGCTTTTGGTCGCAAATCTTCGGTATTGCTTTCAGTAATAAGCGCTGGCTTCACTTCTTTATGCTGTTTGTACCTGTTATGGGGCTATGGACTAGCTCCATTGGTATTATCGGTCTGGCTCTTAATCTTCGTGCTTACGATTTTGTAAGCCAAGAGATACGAGCAGCAGAAGACCCTGAGTTTGAGACGTTCTACACGAAGAACATCTTGCTTAACGAAGGTCTGCGTGCATGGCTTGCACCAGTTGACCAACCTCACGAAAACTTCATCTTCCCAGAAGAAGTATTACCACGAGGTAACGCACTATGATTCAGTCAAATGATTAAACTTGCTCTACTATTAATCATTGCCTCACCAACAATGGCGGAAACTGAAGCACTTGCTAAATGGCCCACCTATTGTATTCGTTCAGTTGAAGAGAATTCTGACGGAACATACCTATTAGATATGCCTGGATGGCCTTATGGTATGGATGATCGTCCCTTTCTAGTTACAACTTTACAATATATAGATGATACTCCTCAATGCACACCAGACGACCCGCGAATGCAATGATTAAATCACTACTCACTTTTATGTTCGCTGCTCTGATGTGGGTGCAAGTCCCACAGTGGAGCGATGACTGGAGTAAGTGCGCTGTTGATGTGCCTGACGTTCAATGTCATTGGTACATCACAGCACCCGACAGCACCATGGGCGTTGGCTTTAGCTGGGCTAATGCACCGTGGTTCTCTGCCGAAGGGCTAAGAGATGTTGGTAACTTAAAGAATACTGTTGAGTCTTTACAGAAAACATTATGATTGAAACAATCAGCTTAAATGTGATGGAATTTGACCAACAACAACTAAACGATATTCGTGCTGCAGTTGTCTATTACATGCAGAGAAATATATCTATCAGAAACCCCCGCTACGAGGAATATGAAGATATACTTAAGACACTTAACAAAACATTACATACAAAATGACTACAGTTACAGAAGACGGCGGCAGAACAAATATCTACGCCAAAGAACCCACTATGTACTCACAGGAGATTACCGTGACCCACAACGAAAAAGCTGAAATGTTGAACGGCCGTTTAGCTATGCTCGGAGTAATTGCTGCCATCGGCGCATACGCAGTTACCGGACAGTTGATTCCTGGAATCTTCTGATTAAGTTAAACAATTGAATAGCCTTATGCGCCCTAACGGGCGCTATATTTATGAAGTGCCCGGCGATTGGGCTTGAACACATATATCTCACAATCAAATGGATATCTCACGCGAACAGCTTGACGAATTGACCAGTGTCATTGAAGACACAGTTGAGTACGCTTGCGACCAACAGATGCTGTCAGGCGAACTCGCTTGGACAGTCATTGAGTGCCTGGCTACAGCAAAGATTGCTGAGCTCAAAGGGGAGCTGGCTGCAGCTTGATTGACACTGTAAAACTTGCAGACCTCTTCATGCACTTTGTAGAGCAGCTGCTTATTCAGCACGAAGCTGAAGACCCTTTGCGTGTCTATCAACTAGTAGCTGATAGATGCCAAGCACAAGCAAACCGTTTAGCAGCTGAAGACCCAGACCGCAATCGTTAACCACCTATGCGCCCTAACGGGCGCTGTATTTCACTGTGCCCTTATGGGCTTATTCACTTACATATCACACACATGACCGTAACCTCTGCTCCTACATCCAACGCACTTGCTACCGAGCTCATCACCGAGATGGTTGGTAGCTCCAGCAGCGTTGACATGATGATTGGCATTGGCCTCAACAAAGAATCAGATGCTGTGTTCTTCCAGTATCTGGGCGAAGAGCAGACTCCATCTGCCTTGATGCTTCCCTCTGGCAAGCCACTCACTCGTCTCGCCAACGTTCGTCTTGTTGGACTGACTGTTGCTGACGGCGTCGGTGCATTCAATGCCACCAAGCTCAACGTCTACATCGAGTCCACTGCAGGTCGGCAAGTAATGCTTACCTCAGGTCTCAACACACTGTGGTCTCAGTACCTGGTGTCTGGCTTAATGGCTTGCTTCAACGAGTTCTCTCTTGACCAGACCTTCACCCTTGACACTTGGAAAGGTACTTCACAGATGCGTCCTTGCTTCTCTGCTATCCGTCAAGCGGGTAACAAGATGTCCTGTCAGATGCTGACTGACCAGCTCAAGGAAGCTAAGGCTGACCGTGACGCAGACCGCACTATCAAAATCATGCGTGACGCTGTTGAGATTATCAACAACTCTGTCACTGGTGGTGCTGTACAGCCTGTGTCTGTGTCTGAGCCTACTACCACTATCGAGGAAGCACTCGACTTCTGAATGCTTAGCTCAGCTGCGACTGAGTTACATGCAGCACATCGGTATCTAACTGGTGTGTTGCTTCATCTCAGTATTGATTCCGAGCATATGACTGCTCGAAGACTCATTGAACTCATTGAGTATTTCCATAACCATCCAACTGAATACCTGGAGCTAATTCATGCCACCGATTGACAAAGTACCTGACTATGACGTGCTCGATGTCGTATTGCTGTGCCACGCAGCATTGGCCCAAGACTCACCAGAGTTTCCTACGGTCTATCTCAACCAGATACTCAACATCATGTTTGCTTATCTCACTATGGACCAGCGAAAGGAAGTCGAAGTCTACCTTGCTGAGAAGAAGTATCTGCCACCTTTGAAATTACATTTACCTAACACTTGATGAAAGACTACGACGTTGTCTATATAGATAAAGAAGGTGACAAGCAAGACTTTGTAGTCACCGCTACTGATACACGAGTAGCGATTAGCAACACAATCGAGCTCTGCCCTGATTGTCGTCGTGTTATTCGCTGCTCACCTAAACCAATGTTTGAAGATGACAATTAACCATCACGTAATCCTGACTGATAAAGAGCAATTGATTGCCGTCCAAGCAATTGATTTCTTCTATCGCTACTTCAAAGGAACAATTGAATCTGATGACTTTGAACAAGGTCGTCTAGCTGCTCGTGAATACGGGCACGAATCAATCAGTGATCTTGCTACCAAACTTGCTACCTCAAACTAATGTTCAAACTCAACACTGAAATGGAAGCAATCCCTGTGACTGCTCCCGAAATGCGTACTGTCTTCAATCCAAACACAATGGAGTCAGACACACATCTCGGCTATCAAGCTGAGATTCAGTACAAACGTAAGCCACCCTGCTACACGTTTGATTTATGTGCGGTCGACTTGACACAGTAAATGTCGGTGAACCTGTCATGATTTCATATCATATGGGTATGAAGTGTTACCAACACGCTCGACATTTAGTAATATCAAATGATGAGAACTGTATCGGTGGTTTTTATTACACCGACGGAACACCTGCTTAATCAATGATGAAAACTTACGAACTGTATGTATTTACTCAAGAGTCTTGTGCCCCTTGCACACGTCTCAAGGACCACGTCCAAACTCTCACGGAAGCTGAGCAAGCTGAACTGCACTTTGTGCCTCTTAAGACGGCCTCAGGCGCTCGTACGGCGCTTGCAGAGGAGTTATCGGTGGACCTCACACCAACGCTCGTTGTCGTACATGAGGAGGTCGCTTGCCAACTCGATGCCGATGGCGACGAAGACTGCGACTATGTCGAGCAATCAGTTGAAAGATTCGTTGGAGCTAACAGCATCATCGAACATCTACAAGCAACGCTAGACGCTTACACTTATGCACACCCTGAATGACAACAGCTAAATATGGAGTAATCCATTATCCAAAAGATAGTTATAGAGAAATCTGTGTCCCGGATGGCGCTGACAATATAGATATTGAAAGTCCTTATGCCTGGTACGAAGTAGATGATGATGCTATCTACATGGAAGTCCTTAACTTAAATCCAACCGATTACTGGGTTGGCTATTTCTTCTATAACGATATGGAAGGTGCTGAAGATGCTTGTCCTGTTGAATGTAATACAAGAGAACATCTAGATGCTCACTGGCAATCTAATAGTGGAGGTGGTCACTATGACTGCATTCGCTATGAACACCGAGTAAATGGTGATGTGATTGACACAATCAACCACAATTATTACGACCTTTATAACGAAGAATGACCCAATACGAACGCGAAGAACTTATATTTGATTTAGCCCAACACAGAGTAAAGCAGTTATCACAAGCAGGGATATTCGCTATGGCGGTAGACCAAATGTGTGCACTACTTTCTCGTGAAACTGATGAGCAACTGCTTAAAGTCTCACTGGGATATGAACCAACAAAAGATAAGAGTAAATCTGGTAAAGGATTTTAAATGGCTAAAGCTAATGTAATATCAGCACGGGGTTCAATCCTTCGTGAAGATGGCAATGGATACTTTCGTGTTGAACTTGAAGACCCTGCAGGACATGTATGTCTATGCCGTGCTTCAGGTAAACTAATTACACGTAAGATTCAACTACTTGTTGGTGACAGTGTCACCGTAGAACTCAGTCCTTACGACCTTGAACGTGGTCGTATTACCCTCAGAGAAAAATAAATGTCACTACTAGAACAAGCACGCAAGTTCCGCGAAATCTTTAGTCAAGAAGTATTGCCTAATATTTCACGTTATGGTTTCATCAAAAAGAAACTATGGGATATGCAATCACGATTAATCAGAGAAGAAGCTGGTGAGTTTCTTGTAGCTGCTGATGAATGCTTTGCTGACCCCGAAGACCCTAGACGGCGAGAGGAGTTAGTCAAAGAATTATCAGATCTTGTCTTTGTTTGCTATCAGTTTGCTGCTACTTATAACATTGATTTAGATAAGGCAATGACCCTCGTCTTTGAATCTAATCTCAGTAAACTAGATGAACAAGGAAAGCCAATCTACCGCGAAGACGGCAAGGTTTTAAAAGGACCTAACTATCAGCCACCAGACTTAGCTGATTGTCTCCCTCAACCACAACTTAACTACTACGATACAAATGGAAAATAATGTCATTGCCCGGACTGGAAGAGTTCAAAACTGGATTGATGACCCTGAGTTCACGACTGCCTGTCAGCTGCACAGTCTTTGTTGTTGAAGACAGTATGGAAGGACCCAACGGCATCGAAGCCAGCTGGCGATTTGTCAGCCATGCTCTACGATTTGGAGCAGGAGTTGCAGTCCATCTCTCTAAGATTAGACCTGCTGGCACAGATAACGGGTCAGGACTCGTTGCGAGTGGCCCGTGCTCATTTGGAAAAATCTATAGTTGTCCTTAACGAACAACTCAGACGCGGAGGCGTATACAAAAACGGAGCAGTAGTTCTGCACCTTGACCTCAATCATCCAGACATCCTGGACTTTATTGATATGCCTAGGAATGAAATCCCTTGGGCTAAACGCTGTATTGACTTGTCTCCTGTTATGTGGGACATGGCAAACCCTGTCGTTAAAGAAGCAATCCTTAAAGGCATTGCACGTGGTGACATCTGGCTTGCCAAAATCAAAAGAGATCAAAAAGGCGAACGGATTTACGCGAACGTGTGCCTCGAAGTCTTCCTTAAGAGCCGTGGCACTTGTCTCTTAGAACACATCAACGTAAGTGCTTGTACTCCAGAAGAACTTGCCTGCTGCATTTACTGCAGGCATGGCAGAGCTTTGTGCACTGCATCCAACGACTGGTGTTGAGAAAACTGGCGAGTATCTTTCTCAAGAAGAAGACCGTCAAGTTGGTCTCGGCATGCTTGGACTAGCCAACTTGCTTGCGCTGGAAGGAGTTACCTATGCTGAATTTGGTGAAGCATTGACTGCTAATAACTATCCTGAAGGCGATTACATTACGACTCCAGCTGCACGTAAAATAGTTACACAGCTTCAAGCAGGAATTGATGCAGCAGCAGAAGTAGCACGAGCCGCCAACATGGACCGTGCCTTCGCTATTGCTCCCACTGCCTCTTGTAGTTACCGTTACACAGACCGAGCTGGCTATACCACCGCCCCCGAACTTGCACCGCCAATCGGGCGCACAGTGGATAGGGACAGCTCTACATTCGGTGTCGAAACTTTCGACTACGGAGATGTTGAAACAGCTGAATCTGTTGGCTGGGACAACTATCGCCGTGTAGTTGATGGAATCATGGAAATGATTAATCGCACTGGCCTAGCGCATGGCTATAGCTTCAACTCATGGAGCGACGTTGTTCAGTACGACGACGACTTTATTGAAGCATGGCTTGATTCTCCACAGACTTCGCTGTACTACAGCTTGCAAGTCATGCAGAACACGCAAGGCAAAAGATGATGCACTAGCAGCACTTGACGGTAACTTCGGTGAGATGTTCGGCTTTAATGACGACGACGCCGATGATGACATCATTAATGTATTTAATGACCCAGCAGCCTGTGTTGGCTGCGCTGAATAAACCCTATACCTAATCCAATGAAAGCAGAAACTCCTTACATTCATCTTCACCAGCGCAAGCGTACCTGGACTCCTGTCCAAGTATCTGCTGGTCAGCTACTTAATGGTGGCGAAGAAGTCATTCAACGAGCACTAGCACTTCGTTGCCTTGAAATCCCAGTGGGTGACTTTATTAGCGATGCTATGAAAGGTGACCTACCTGATGTGAAAGGTTGCAAGGAGTTGCTTGCTTCTAACGTTGTTGATGAAGAAAACCATGATATTGCCCTTAACTATGCAGCTGCTGCACATGGAGTTTCCTCCCGGTTTGAGAAGGAAGCTGCACACATTTGCAAGACCTGGCTTGAGCTGGACCGTCATCCAGTTCTCAAAGCTGTTGTACTGGAAAGATCCGTCTTCTTTGTCTTACTGCCCATCTTCCGATTCCTCGGAGATACAGGATTACGCACCACAAGCGCTGACATCAGCCGAGACGAGCAAACCCACGTTGCTGCCAACACGCTTGTATGTGAAGCGCTCGGTCTTAAATCTGACAAGACCCTCAACAATCTCCGCCGCGCTACGGTCGCGTGGTGCCTTCAGTCCCTCAAAGGGGGAAGCTGATCACAAGCATCTGTCCAGTAACTTCTGGCTTGCAAGTTCAGATTCTCTCTACACAAGAGGGAAAGCTGAAGGTCTAGCTGAAACACGTGCAAGCCGTATGCCTGCATTCTTCGAGACTGCCAATCAAAACTTACCACAATATGCTTAAGAAAAAAGAATTAGCTAAACGCTTATATAAAGCTTACGAATTACATCTCGCTTCATTAGATACATCAGCACTGTATGATTTAACTGAAGAGCTATCAAGTGGTTGCATCGTCAATCACTTGAATGATGTGACTGTTGATGAGCTAAAAACTTATGTGAGACAAACATTCATTCACTCTCACCCTCCTATGTACTTGATTAGTCCAAGCACTACTCCTCAAGTCACTACCTCTAAGCGTAGCGCTGTACTAACTAAACTAAAATCTATTTTTAAATGACACCTATACTTGAATTTACTGGCAAAGATAAACAAAAGATTCAAATCCTTGAGCAAGAACTTGACCTAGAAAAATTTGATGACAAAGGATTGCCTGCTGATACCCATATGGTTACATATGAAATCGAAGACAAGACTTTAATTGATGCTGTCCGTGCTTACAATAAGGTTGATATCTTTGATGCTTACTTTGATAAGCTTAAAGGACACTGGCAAAGTAGTAAAGATACAGTCTGGCTACGGCAATGTCCGACCAAACTTATACGGCAAGATTAAATCGACGATGACTAAACAAGACTACATTGACAAACTCGTTACTATTGTTAAGCAGAAAGCAGAACACTGTACTGTCAAACAACTGCGAGTCTTAATTAACTCCTATAAATAATGCACGACGCTAAACTTATCTGGGTTACACCAGATGCTGAGGCACTAATCGCTAAGATTGCCCGTGTCTCTAATCCTAAGAATGAAGATAACCCTGACTCTGAACGTCTACTGCGTTATCTAATTAAACACAAGCACTGGTCACCATTTGAAATGGCGTCTATGTGCGTAGAGATTCACACTACACGTGCTATTCTCACCACAGATTCTGCGTCACCGTAGCTTCTCTTTCCAAGAGTTCTCACAACGGTACGCTATTCCTACTGATACCTTTGCGACTGTGCTGCCAAAGCTCAGACGTCAAGATGAAGAGAACAGGCAGAACTCTATTGATGACCTTGCAAGTGAAACTGCTGAGTACTATGAAGACCGTATTGATGCTCACTTCCGTCAAGGAGTTGAGCTGTATGAGTCTTTGCTTCACTCTGGTGTAGCTAAAGAATGTGCACGTTCTGTCCTGCCTATTAACACTGTGACTCGTCTGTATATGTCAGGCACTATTCGTAGCTGGCTTCATTACATTGACCTACGCGGTGACAACGGTACGCAGCGAGAGCATATGTCAATTGCTCGTAGTGTTGGTGAAATTCTTGATACTCAACTTCCAAATATTGCTCGCGCAATGTGGGGTTAAGTGCTTATATTAGAGGCTGACCAATGACTATAAATAATGAACTTTATTGCAGCAACCGTTGAACTACGAGACTTCGTTGCAAATCCGATCAACGCTTATGGGCTTGACTATAGCGGTGCTGATGCTGTTATCCCCTCTGGCAATAGTGCTGGAGAGGTCAAGCTTCGACTCCTCTGCTATAACCGTCCAGGCCCAAAACTAGAAACGTTTGGTGGATGGAAACAAGGCACCCGTGCGTTGATTACTGGCAACCTTGTATTCAGCGATGACACTAGTCAGCCTATGGATTTGATTGTTACTACGATTGAACCTAATATTCCTCAAGATATGTTCTGTAACCAAGTCGTTCTTGGTAATGCATTCTTTGGTTCAGATGAAATCAAAGAACGTAAGAACTCACAAATCGCTATTAAAATTGGAACCACGCTTGATAATAGCGATGTAACTACGTGGCTATTTATGGAAACTCATGATTCGAGAAAAAGCAAACTTACTGAGCGAGTCCGCAAAGGGCGTCCTATCTGCGTCCAAGGATATCTGCGTGAGTATCGCAAAGAGGGTGACACTTCCCCTTATCGAGCAATCGTTGCGAACGACTTCACGACTAGAAAAGACCGTGAGCAAGGAAGCCGAAAAGCAACGACAGGCTCTGCGAAAGGATACGCAGAAGTGGACCCAGTCCCAGACTACTGATGACTGTGAACCAGTCGGATTAACTGATTAACTGTACCCTAAATGGCTCGCGTGCGGGCCTTTTTTAATGCCAAAAATTTTCAAGCCGGTTTCAACGGAATGTTTGGCACATGTTCTCTCATATGTTCATCGTATCTGTAGTCAGGCACCTGTGATGGTGTCGGTCTAAGTATTGACGGCCATGCAGATTCATTCTCACCTGCTCGTGCAATTAGTTCCATTACATCGTTAGGTATAGTTCCTGCTAATCTCATATTTAGTTAGCTCACATTTATCTATTGTATTACTTATATTTGTAGAGTCTAAATAATAAAAATATGACGCTACAAGTTCTACCCCCAGAAATGCTGGAGGGTCCTAAAGACAAAATTGAAACTAAAGAAGCACAACCTTATTGGAAACCTAGCTCACTTAAAGATGGCGAATCAGAAGAGTTCCGACTACTCGGTTGCTACGACACAGGTCATGCAATTGTCGGCTGGCAATATGCATCAGAGAAACGCCGTGATAATGGTGAACTCGGTTTTGCTGGCTACGTCGTTACTCGCTCTCATCCTGGGCAGCCTGATGACATCGCACGTGAAACCGACTGGTCTAAACCAGACCGACCCAAGATTGACGGCACCTTCGTTAAGCCACGGCGGTTCCTTGCTTGGGTAGCAACTAGTGCAGCACGAGGTCGTTTAGAGGTACTATTCATTGAACAAAAATCACTACGAGAACAACTCACAGAAATCCTTCAAGAGATTGAAGACTACACTTGGACTGAAGAAGGACTTGCTAATTTTTCGATTAAGATTAGTCGCAAGGGAGCCGGTCTGGAAACTTCATACAGCATCCTTCCAAAAGTCCGTAAAGTACCAGATAAAATTAAATCGTCTTGGGAAAAAGAGAAAGACACTATCTGGCTACCTAACTTCTTTGAAGGCAAAGACCCTTTCGACGGTAAGCAAGTTGACGCTAAAGGTCTTCCAGCTGGTGGAACCGACAAACGCGGAGCCCACGTAACACCTACTACTGCTAAGAAAAAAGTTGAAGAAAGTCAAGCCGAGTTCTAGTAACTACCGACCGCATCTCGTTAATGAAGATGCAGAAACTGTATACGTTGCAGTTAATAGTTGGGGTGGATCTGTTTCCGCTCCTCATTGGGTTAAGAGACATTACCCTGGTTACAAATGTGAAAATGTCTCACCTGAAACACTAGAAAAAAAGCTAACTAAAAATGATTGAACTTACTGTAAACAAAAACGAATTAGGACTGCATGAAGCTGTTGCCACACTTCAGCTTCCACCAATGACTGTCAGCCGTGCAAAAGCTGACCGTGATGACCTGGAGTATGAACTCCGCCGTGCCTTCGAAGAACTTGTTGGCGAAATCGTAACCAAACAACTTAAGGATGAATTCTAATGACCAACATTAATACCGAAGGCTTGCCACCTGAAATGCAAGCACGCATCGCAGACATTATTGAGAAAGCAAAAGCTAATGCCATTACTCCTGGAACTCCTGGGCTTGTTCCTACTGTGTCTAACCCTGTACCACAGCCTCCGGCTCCTGTCCAACGTCCTCCCTCGTTGATGGACCATGTCATTGCACTGCGTCAAGAAGTTGACCAGCTTCGTCAACAAGTAGCAGCTGTAGGTCAAGTATCAGAAGCTGTAGGTAATGCAGTGGGGCAGATGTATGCGATGTTTCAACAGCAAACCACACTTACAGATACGAGCTCAACGTATAGCCAGAACTTCCAGGAGCAGGTGACTGACGAGGACTACTAATGTCTGATGAAAATCTAGGTCCTAAAGAAAAACCGTACCGTATACAGACAGCACAAGGCTACCGAAAATACTTATGTTCCGGCCTCTACATGCCGTCTGTTACTACGGTTCTTTCAGCTACTGAGACAGAAAAATCTAAGGCAGGCTTACGCACCTGGCAAAAAAATAACCCTGGTGCATTAGAAGCTGCTTCTAAACGTGGCTCTGCTATTCACTTAGGTTGTGAAAACTACCTACGCGGAATGGACCCAGGTGTTCCTGATGAGTATCAAGATTTCTGGTCAGGATTAACACCATATCTTGATTGGTTTGATACAATCCATTGGAGCGAACGTCCACTTCGCCCTGACTGGAATCACTTGCGTAGTGATGACAGAGAAGTTGCATATGTCTGGAGCACTGAGCATTTATATGCTGGTTGTCCTGACTTGATTGGAGAAATCGGTGGTGTCAAAATCATTGCTGACTTCAAGACAAGCAACGGTCCATACATGAACTGCTTCCCAGAGAAGGGTGACCGTATGGGATTCGGTGGATTCAGGAAGTACCAAAAGTGTGCACAACAAATGGCGGCTTACCGCCTTGCATTATTTGAGCGTACTGGTTATAAATGTGATGTTGCTTTGATTATTGTCTCTACCCCAGAGATATCACAAGGCATCTTTATTGATAGCGACCAGCTTGATAGATTCGAAGCGAAGTTCCTGACACGATGTAAACAATTTCATAGCATAGGAGATGACGAAGAAGATACTGAAGATTGCAGTTAACAAAAACTGTGTCAACAAAGAGAACCCTCAGCTTGTAGCTAGGGGTTGGAAAAATGTACTAGTAGATGTTGACTATCTACTTGGTTGGGTTGACAAAGGCTACGGCTGGTGTTCAACCCATTTCATTGAGCGTTACCGGAATGCAGACAATGCAGCCGGTAGCAACCTTGTCGTTATTGATATTGATGGTGACACAACACTCGATGCATTCTGGGCTACTCAGACTGCACGTGACTGGTGCTTAGCCACCTATACATCTGCAAGTCATAGCGACAAAGAGCATAGGTTCCGTGCTCTGTTTCCACTGGAGACTGATTTGGAATCAGCATCACAACACCGTGGTGCTTACTGGTTGATTGTCAACCGATTGCTAGCAGACCTTGGACTTGAATCACTTAAAGATAACTGTGGTCAAAAGCCTGAGCGCCTTTGGTATGGCAGCTCAAGTACTACTAGCCGTGTTAATGATGGCGCGATGGTTCCCGCTTTCTTGCTGGCTGATATTGACTACGAAGAGCCTGCGGATTTCGTACGTACTGATTGCGAAGACATTGATGTACGACGCTGTCAGTGGCTCCTACGTGAGTTCCTGGAGCCTACTAGCGACGATGAGTACGAGTCTTACTACGTGCCCGTCATGGCTGCCTGCGCTGGTGTAGGTGGCGTCTTATTTGATGACTGGGTTGACTGGGTTATCCGTGGTCATCATGGTCACAAAGAAGAAAACATTAGACCTTTTAAATGGAAAGGTCTCGGTAAGTATGCAGGTCATACTAAACTGTATTCGCTTGCAAAGAAGCAAGATGCTAACTGGACTAGACACCTACCACCTGACCTTAAGTTTGGTGCTGTAGGTGGCGCTGTTGGTTATACAGAAACAGATCCACTTGTTAGTTTTGATGATGTCATTTCCCATGCTAAAGGAGAAAACCATATGGAGTTTGAACCAGAACCGTTACCTGACTCGAAAGAGGTCAAGAAGCGGGGCCGTCCAAAGAAAAGTAGTGAAGATGCTGCTAAGGAGCGTGAAGCTGACGTAGAGAAAGTAAGAACTATTCTCACTGACCTACGTAAGAATGAGCTGACTAACGCTATTGAGTACACCGATGCTCAAGGTAAAACGATTGCACTTCAAGGTAATGACCTTGACTTGATGACTACCAAGATGGCATGCGAGTACGGGATATTCATTCCTGAGCCACGCATTAAATCTGCTATTCAATATGCAGCGCAGAAGAATAGCTACTGTCCTATCCGTCGTTACCTTGACCACTGTGCAGCTCACGCAAAGCCTCACAAAGATTGGGACAAGGTTGGTGAAATCTTCCTAGGTAACAAGCACAGCATTGCTACTCTCGCTATGCAACGCATGATGATTGGTGCAGTTGCTCGTGCTTATAACCCTGGCTGCTCTATGTCATGGCTACCCATCCTTGTGGGTGCTCAAGGTGTAGGTAAGTCTATGTTCTCTCGCAACCTAGTCCCTGACTTGTTGTTTGCAGAGATTACTACTCCACTAGATACACTCATCAAAGAGCAGTACAGACTGCACGTTGCTTGGTTACTAGAGCTACCTGAGATTGATAACTACTTCAACATCAGGAACATTGAGAACTTCAAGAACCTTGTGACCTAGCAGGGTAGATGAAGTGCGTTACCCATACGCATCACTGCCATCTAAGTTGCCACGTCGCTTCGTGATGATTGGTACTACTAACCGTAACCAGTTCCTTGTAGACAGCACAGGCAACAGACGTTTCGTCCCACTAGAAATTGGTGGTGGCTTTCAGATTCCTTGGAAGCAACTAGCTGAAGAGCGTGACAGCCTCTGGGCTGCTGCAGTTCAAGCGTTCCGTAGTGGTGAAGGTTACGAGTTCAACAGTGGTGAGATTGCTGCTATCTCTGAGTACATTCAAGAGTTCGGTGACCCTGACCCCTGGATGGATAAGGTTGCTAGTTACGTAGCAATCCGTGAGGAAGTTACAGCTGCTGATGTTCTTACACATGCACTAGAGCTTGACCCACGCAACCAAGGTCGTAGGGAAGCAAGACGTATTGCTGATGTATTGCAGACAATGGGATGGCGACGACTAGTCACCTCCCGTAAAGACCCAGTCACTGGTAAGTCTAAGTCTGTACGTGTATGGCAACGTCCTAAAGATGACCCTCTGACTGAAGACCATATCCTTAATGACTTCTAATGTATTGGACTTTTATAAATCACAACGATGGTGACGAGGTCACTGTCGAAGCGGAAGGGTTTGACGAAGCTTGTCACATCATGTTTGGAGATGATACTTATGATTATCATTCTTACGAACTAAGTGAAAGCTCTGACGACCATCCTTAACTCACATAAATAACCCTTTTTCACTACACTTTAACTACAGAATAAAAATATAATGAATTCAAATGACATCAAAGTTGGCTTGCGTGTAGACATTGACGGCAGGACTGCACTCGTTGTTGGTCGCCCTGAGTACTACACACCACGCGCCAAGCTTGTTCGTATCAAGTATGAAAATAGCACTCGCTATGAATACAAACTGAGCCATCAAATGCAAGCACTGCCTATTGCTCAGCAGTATCCACACCACGGTGGTACCCATGTAAAACCTGAAGGAGAATTCTGATGGCTGAAGCTCAACCCTCTAAGAAGCGTGGCGGTCACGCTTACGGTAGACGTGTAACTCAACTCTCTAACACTGCGGAAGAGGGTGAGCTTTGTCTATATACAGGTCACTCGTTAGGTAGGTTCTCTACTCACAGCATGCGATACGACAGTCACCAAGCGTGTACTCGTTGTGTTGCATCTGCTCGTGAAGGTCGTATGTCATTTGACATTGACCGCTTGTTAAAGAAGCACCGCAAACGTGCTCTTAAGTTCTGGTCTCAAGTTGATATCAGGTAACCCTGACGATTGCTGGATGTGGAACGGCTGCATCAACAAACGCACCAAGCAACCACAGTTCTCATGGCGTCGACATGGTCTCGCTAGTTCGACTCAACATCACCCACAACGTGTTGCTATGTGGTTCACTTGGGGAGATTTAGGCTATACAGGAGTCAAAACTACTTGCGGCGAAAAGTATTGCTGCAATCCATTTCATCTCATTCCACAGCACGTCGGTGTCTTTGTTGACCACGACAGCTACCTAGAAAGCTTTGAGCTTGCTTGTGAAATCCATACGCTTAAGCAACAGATTGCTGAGTATGTATTAGAAGAAGCACTCAAAGAACAAGAACGTCTTGACGCAACATCAGAACTCAACGCTCGTGAAGACTTGATGCTTAACCCTGACACAGGGTTTGGCGAACGCTTTGAAGCTGTCATGACTGACATGCTTGCAGGTAGACACGCTTCTCAAGTCAACATTCATCAAGAAGGTTTACATCGTGGTCCAACAGATAATGATGAAAACCCCACGGAAGAATTTTAATTTACTTAACATCAAACAAGAGTCATTGAATTATGTCTAGACGAACTGACCTACTACAAAATCTTCTCCAATCTGATAAGTTTGGCGATGAGAAATCACAAGAGCAAAAGTTTCTTGCAGCTACTGCAGAGCTTATCTTGACTGACCTTATCAACATTGCAATCAAAGGTGTAGAAGCACAAGGGGCAGGCTCGTTGGTTATCAATCTCATGAACGACTCCACGACATTTATGTCAGGGAGTTCTATTGAAGCTGATATCTATACTGCTGAGCAAGAAGAGGATGCTGACATCCTTGAGTTTTTGCGTGGACTGATGGAAGAAATCGACACTAATGACTGGTCAACAAACGTATTAATTACCTTGATTAGTGATGCTGGAACAAGAACATTTGCTGTCGAAGCAGGAGGGAGCCAAGAGAGCTTCAGCGCGATCGCAGCAGAATTTATCTGACAAACTCAAAGCTTCTGGATTAAAGCTACCGTTGTACCCAACGCCACAGCTCATTGAGCGTGCGCGTGAAGTCATGGGTAGCATTGACTTTGACCCTACCTCTGACCCTGTACAGCAGGTGCTGGTAGATGCAACTTCAGTTCCATCATTAGAAAGCAATCCACTCAAAGAGCATTGGCACGGGAACGTATGGGTTGCACCTAAGGGTGCGGTACGTAACTCCCGTATCTGGTTAAACAAAACCATTAACGAGTATCGCAATGGCTATATCAATAGCTTTGTATTCTTTACCAGTGCATCTGAAATCATTAGAGCGAACACCAGTTATCTGGGACTACCCAGTCTGCATACCTTTCAAACGTATCAAGCAACTGCGTGCTACGTCTAATGGGTTTGAACCTGTCTGCCCATCTACTTGGAATGCCATTGTCTATGGTCCACCACTAGATACTATGATGAATGACATTGACAAAGTCACATTGTTTCATAACAAGTTCCGTGATAGTCGGTCGTGTTATTTACAATGAATATGCAGGAGATAGCTGGGCTAAAGACCTAGAGTATTACGAAGAAAGCAAGGGGAACATCTAATGAGCAAAGCATATAACCCCTAGCTACATGTACAACTTCCCATCTGGATTAAACATCATCCCGTGCCGATTGATTCAACGTGATGGCACTTTGATGTGGAAGCACGCTCTGCTCTATCAAGGTCAGCTTAGTTTGCCTGCTACAGAAGCACACGAGCAGCACATAATAAAAACTGCTCAGCGCCTAGAGGAACTGAACAGTTGGGTGTCTCGTGATTTAGAACCATGGAATGGAATCAAAATCATTGCTTGGTATGCTCCTCACATTGAAGAGCTAGCCGAAGGTATTGGTGTTTATTTCAAGCACTCACAGTATGATACTAATCAAATATCTGATATCTTATCTGCACATATTCAAAGTCATGAGACCTTGAATGCTAACGATAGATACGTATATTTTAAGCGCTGTTGATTGCGCCCTAACGGGCGCTTTATAACTATAGCGAATCTATTAGACGGTTCAAATACCACCTAGCTTTCTCTGCATCTTGCTTAGGATCATCCTTAAGCCAGAGACGCAGCAAATACTTTAGTGCCTGTGCTTGCAGCATACCTGCCTTAACTTCAGGTGCATCTTGAATAGCATCTTCAATGATGTCAATAGCTTCTTGACTGCCACGTGTGTAATGTGCAGGGCTATTAACTTTGTCTGACTTCTTGTACTCGCTGAAAGTAATCACATCATCTGCAATATGAAAGGGAACAGTTTTCTTATTAGCAATACGTTCCCAGTTATCGTAATCCTCAAGGTTCTGCTTAAACTTTTCGTAGTCCATATGTAGTCGCAACTATGTGTTTCACTACCTAATATAGGAGTGAAAGTACTATTTTGTGGATATGATTGCACCATTAGGAGACCCGACTTATATTAAAAATAAAGAGAAATACTTTATGTCTATTGCTAAGACTGTAGGACTTGCTTCAACGCATCCTAAGTCTCCTGGCGGCTGCATTCTCGTACGTGACCGAGAGATTATTGGAGATGGACGTTCCATTCTCACAGCATCCAAAGTTGAAATTGATTGCCTGACATATGCCATTGCAACATGCTCTAAGCGAGGGACACCTACTGCTGGAGCGACCGTCTATACAACACGCTATCCCTTCTCTGCCTCAGTCTTTCAGTGTTACCTCATGGGTATTAAAAAGATTGTTGTCCTTGCACATGAATGGGAAGCTTATTACAAAGATGAATTCCGTCGAGCTGCACGGCTTGGACGTGAACTAAGCATCGCTATCGAACCCCTCTTTGATGAGGAAGACCCACGCTTTGGGGTTAACAAAGCACCTAAACGCAAACTTGAAAAAGAACTCTACGACGCATCAACTTTTGTTGTCGATGAGTATGACCCAAAAACTACTACTGAAAATCTAGATGACTACCAACCTACTGTTTGACATTGAATCCACTGGCCTGCTTCGTCGCGGCTCCACCATCCATTGCATTGTTGTGCGTGACATGAGCACAGCTAACGACCCTATTGTCTTTGACTACAAGCCTGAGCGTGCTGTCGTTCAAGGCATCAAGCAGCTTGAGAATGCTGATGCACTCATTGGTCACAACATTGCTGGCTATGACATCCCACTTATCAAAGAGCAGTTCCCTGACTTCGACTTCCAAGGTGAAGTGCTTGACACTCTTGTCATGTCTCGCTTGTACTATCCAAACATCAGTGACCGCGATTATGAGCGTCGTCCTGATGGCATGCCTCAGCGTTTGTATGGACGTCATTCACTCGAAGCATGGGGCTATCGCTTAAAGTGTTTCAAGGGAGACTTTGCTAAGAACGAAAGCAACGACTGGAGTACTTACACCCCTGAGATGCTTGATTACTGCATCCAAGATACGCAAGTCACACTGCGTTTATACGAACTACTACAACGAAGAATGGAGACTTATGCCTGATTACATCAAACTCGAAATGGATATGGCCATGCTTATGGCTCAGCAAGAAGCATCAGGGTTTCGCTTTGATATGGATGCTGCAGTGCGTGTTCGTGCACAGCTCCAGGATGAGTTTGATTCTATTACTGATGCTATTGCCAAAATATATCTGTACGTACCAGGTAAAGTCTTTACTCCCAAGCGTGCAGATAAGAAGCGTGGCTACGTAGCAGGTGCTCCTATGACACGTCTGACTGACTTCAATCCGACGTCACGTCAGAACATTGCATGGGCATTGCAGACCTTCCGTGGTGCTCGTTTTACAAGGGTTACAGAGACTGGTAAGCCTAAAGGTTGATGAAGCAACTCTCTCTGAGGTGCGGGACATTGCACTGTCTGCTGGTAATCAGCAGCTGCATGACGAGTGTGAGATGTTTATCCGTTTGTTGACACTGCAGAAGTGGCTGGGTCAGCTGTCCGAGGGAACCAACTCTTGGTTCAACTCTATTGAGGGGGACGGCTGTATCCACCACAGCTGCACACTGTCAACACAGACGGGACGTAACGCTCACCGTGGTCCCAACTTGGGCCAGGTCGTCTCTGCACCATGGGCACGTGAACTATTTGTTCCACACCCTGGTCACATCATGGTGGGTGCTGACTTAGAAGGACTGGAATTAAGACTGCTTGGGCACTACCTAGCAGCCTTTGATGAAGGCTCCTTCGCTGAGGTTGTTGTCAACGGCGACATCCATCAACAGAACGCTGACCGTGTGGGGTGTACACGTACACAAGTCAAGACCCTCACGTATGCGTTCATATACGGTGCAGGTGACGTGAAGCTGGGACATAGTCTTCAGCCTGAGCTGTCAGATGCACAGAAGAAAACACTTGGCGGTGAGTTACGCCGCAAATTCCTTGACGCTATCCCTGGATTGGAGCCATTAGTAGATGCAGTTAAACTTAAAGTTCGGTCAACTGGTCGCCTTAGGGGCCTTGATGGGCGTCCTATATTCTGTCGTGCTGAGCACAGTAGTCCCAACTTCTTACTTCAGTCTGCCGGAGCAATCATCTCCAAGCGATGGGTGGTGATTGGGCAGCAACTGTTAGATGATGCAGGGCTTACGTATGACCGTGACTACACTCGCTGTGCTTACGTGCACGATGAAGTACAGATGTCTGTCGTGCCTGCTGAAGTTGACCGTATGAAGATGCTGTTAGAAGCAGCAGCACCTGAAGCTGGTAAGTACTACAACCTGCGTGTGCCTATTGCTGCAGCTGCAGACCATGGTTCCTCATGGCAAGAGACCCACTAATGAAGTACTTTGTATATGTATATAGCGCAGACAACGGAACTGCGTATTACGTTGGTAAAGGTTCTCTTAAGCGTGTCTTTATGAAGCACGATGTTCCAGTACCTAGGCCCGAGCTAATACAAAAGTTCTCGTTTGCTACCGAGCAAGAGGCGTGGGAAACAGAGATACAACTGATTAGTTTGTTTGGACGTCAGCAAGATGGCGGTACATTACTGAACTTATCTACAGGTGGTAAATCCGGAATGGCTGGTGTGGTTCAAAGCGAATGTCTCAAACAGCGACGTTCTTTAATAACTAAAAAATACCATGCTACTAACGGACACCCTTCCCTAGGACTTACTGGTAGTAAATCCCTTAATAGTCGTGCATACATTATTAACTTTCCAGATGGAAATGTTGTTGAAATTGTAGGCTTAAATGCCTTTTGTAGAGAACATAATCTTGACCCAAGTGCGATGTGTAGAGTATCTAAAGGTAAGGCTACTCATCACAAAGGTTTCACTTGTTCTAGAATATAAATACGTTGAACCGCACATATTGCGGTCGCAAGTAGTCTGATGAAAGCAGACGAAGCAACGGGAAACGTACCACATCACTATGGAGTTTCCAATGACCCAATTACAAGCCCGTGCTGTCGAAAATGCTCGCAAAGAGTACCGTCGTGCACAGAACGAACTGCGTGTACACCGTCTGTCTGAGACGCGTTACCGTGGTATCCCCACAGTTAAAGCCGACACTCCTCAAGAGCGTCACGGCTGTTTCACATATCGTGGCGTAAGTTACTGCCACTAATTGACAATCAAATAAGTGTATATCCCTCCTATCGGAGGGTCTTTTTTTGTTCTTTTTTAACATATAATAATCTAAGCGATGAGTATAAATCGCTATACATACGTATTAAATCTATTATGAAATCTATTATTGCCGTTGCAGCTCTGTCTGCTTTGTCTGCCCCTGCTTTCGCTGGTCCTTATGCCAACATCGAAAACAATGCAGGCTGGGTTGGTGACGACTTCACCGCAGCTGTGACTGAAGTTCACGCTGGCTATGAGTTTGAAGCTAGCGATTCTGTTAGCCCTATATGTACAGGCAGGTCCTGCTTTCATCTCTATTGAAGATGAAGACTTGGAGACCGAAGTGTCTGGTAAGTTTGGTGTTACTGCCGATGTCTCAGAATCATTCGAACTCTACGGAGAAGTCGCATTCCTCACGGAAGACCAAGAATTTGACGTGGATACCCTTACATTGGGTACCAAGGTTGGTGCCACCTACCGCTTCTGATAAATAAACAACTGTTCCCCCTCTAACGAGGGGGTATTTTTTTGTTCTTTTTTAACTGTAGATATCTTTGTAAACGTTATCTAGCTGTGGTCTAAACCCTTCGCTCTTGCGTTTGTTCGCACCAATCTCTCGGTTACGTTCAATCTGTGCACCTAAGCCAACGCCCATACCACCTGTGCCTGGTGTTTGTGGTGTTGATGCTTGTGGACGCTTCGCTTGATAAGCACGGTCACCACGATATGCACGTGTCCTGCTTACTGCTTGAGCACGCTCGTTATATGCACCACTACCGTTGTAGTCACTTTTGTCTTGGTCGCTAAGCCTGCGCCTATCAACGGGTCCATTCTTGACACCAAACTTCTGCACGGCACTACCTTCGTTATGTATCTATTGTACTGAAGTAATCATCCCTAGGCTGTACATTGCCATCACAAATGAGCTTGTCTAAGTAATCTCTATCCGATTGCTCTAGTTCAACATAGTTGTCATAGAGCCACTGCCATGCACTGTGCCATTCATCTAATGAGTTGCATGCAGTACTGCCAAACGCAATGCGCTTAGCTTCTTTGACATTCACAGACCCACTTCTTGGTTAAGCTTTTGCACTGCTTTAGCTACAGGCATCAGCGTAGCCATCAGCTTCTTAGGCGTCTCTGTTTCAATTAATGCAATCTTACTTTCGAAGCTCTGTAATCTTTGCGTCTTTCTTTTTAGTTTTGTAGTCAGTGAACTTCATACCAAGCAGCAGTGCTAGGGCAGGTCCAATTATATACTCTAGTGCCATATCTATTTGTTAGCTAGCGATAGTCTAGCCTAAATTATCCAATCATAAGACCATCATCATCAAGGTCTTCATTCTCATAGCTCTCGTCATCAATGTCAGTTGGCATAGGGTCGTCTGACATCATCAGCAGGTCCATAAAGGTCTCTTCACTAATGATTTCAGGCAGACCATTCTGGTGCTCGTCAATCTTAAACATGATGCCGTTAGCCATCAGTGTCTGCTGCACTCCGTTCTTCTGCTCCATGCGTGACTTAAGCAGTCGCAAGCATGTCTTCTCCAATGCTGGGCGGCTCATACGATTGACTTCGTATCGTGCTCGTGTCAGAGCAAAGCGTTGTTCTATCGATAGTGCTGCGTTCATCTAATTCTTCCTCAAATCTTTTGTTTGAAATCCATTCTTCAATCAATTCCTTTGCAGTCTCATTATAAAAAGACTGCTGTTGAAACCATACTAACCAAGGTTGAGAACCTTTGGAGTGATTACACTCAAGGCAGCATGGCAGCAAGTTACTGCGTAGGCTGTCTCCACCCTTTGACTTTGGCTTTATGTGGTCCAGTGTGGTTGCTCGATGACACCTGCAGTATCCGCAGAGTCCACCCCATCCATACTTAATTGACTTTTTAAATCTGCGCTTGGCACTTTGCTTAGATAAGCAAGTGAGGTCGTACATAAGGTCCGACCAGTCTTCAGCAATTCCCATAGTTGTTATTAGGCAACTGCCTTAACTATAGTTATGTAACGTCTCCTATGTGTCTATGTAGTGCGATTAATTGCACTTCTTAGCAACTAGTTGGTCCATCTTATCTTCAATCCTAATGAGATGGTCCTCCATACGTAGCATTGCTGCTGTGAACTCCTGCTTTGGAGTGTATGTTTCAACTAACTTTAGCTCAAGCTTAGTCTACCTTGCTGTCTAACAAAGTCACACGATGATTTACTTTATTAAAAAGCACAGCAGTACCTGTAACTACAGCAATAATAACGGGCACGAATGTTTCAATCATCATTTTCCACAGCCTTATAGCTAGTTGAGATAGACCATCCGTCTTCACCAAACGTGCCGGTCTCTTTGGTTTCCCATTTGTCTTCAGCCTTTTCAACAGGCTGCGTTTCAATCCACTCTTCTTCTGCCGCATCAAGCTTATGCGGAAGGGTGGTGTAGAACTTCTTTGCTTGTATGGCACGCTGAATTCTCTCCAAGTCTGAGCGTGTGTCAAACCTGAAGATCCATTTCCCATCACTGGGAATATTGCCTAGTCCTTTTTTTCAGAGCCGGGCTTCATGGTGTTCACTGCACTAAGCACAAGCTGAATCATGCTGTTCGACTTCAATGGAGTCAGAGCAATGATTTCACTAGCAGCTGCAAGAACAATCCAGAAGATTGCTGATTCTAGGATAGCCATTGTATTAATGAGGACTAACGTTATCTTTATTTTAACTACTAAACTACGCTAACTACAGTAGTTTTCTATATATCTATTATTTAATCCTACGTAGCTCCTATATATCTATTATTTAAAAACAGTATATAGGGATTAGCGTAGTTAGCGTAGCTTTTGTAGCGCTGCTTGTAGTAAGTGGAGGCGTGTCTTCCCGTACTGAGCAGTGGTAGAAGCTTTAGCGTGACCAGTAAGAATATCAATCATATATTCCTCAATGCCTGCGTCTCTACAACGAGTGTGAAAACTATGGCGAAGCGTATGTGCTGCTTCAAACTTAGGTAGCTGCATATTCTTTCTAAAGTTTTCGCTCCAGCTAGCGCCAGGGCGTAACGCTTTTGATTGACGAAAGTTACCTATCACCCGAGTACAGGCAGGGTGGATGGGCACCTTCCTTCTTGATGGTCTGTTTTTTAAGTCGCGGTTCTCTTGGTCTGTAAATGTGAAGTATGGAATGTCTGCATCTTGCACGATGTTCTGTGGGTCAAGCCCTGCTACTTCACCGATGCGTGCGCCTGTAAACCAAAGGATTACAAAGTATGGGTCGTCGTGATACTGCTTGTAGTAATCCCACTCGTAGAACTCTGGGTCCCTGCTTTCAATTACAAGCCCATCGTCTGCATCTAACCAAGGGTTATCAGCTTTTGTACCAGGCACCAGCTTCATCTTTCTACCTTTATTCCAGATGGCTTTAAGACTGCTGAGCCTTGTCTTTGTTGTGCTTTCACACACCCGCTCTAACCAGTAGATGCGTTGGTCAAGCACTACTTCATCTGTGACTTGGTCAATCGTTAGTTCTCCAATAGGTCCGACTGGCTTTGAGCCAGTTGGCATACGGTGGAGTCTGTGATTTTGTAAAGCTTCTTAAGCTTTGCGGCAAGGGTTTGCACCTTCATAGGGTTCATTTGGGATATAAGCAACGCCTATCAACAACCTATTAAAAAACCCCACGATGTGTGGGGTAGGTGATGGGGAACGGAGAGGGTCGGATTCGAACCCACTCCTTTGGCGTAGCTAAGCGTAGATTAGCACGTCAAGTACCCTCGTCTAATCAGCTGTACTTATCAGTCTGGTTGCTTGGAGTACTGCTTGCCCTTGGCTGTATCAGCACGTTTCTTAGCAGTGGTGCGTGCGTACTCTTTGTCGCTCATACCGTCACGCTTCTTCTTCGGGAGGTAACGCTCACCTGTTGCGCCTTTACCTTCGGTGCTGTTCTTGCCTGACTTAGTACCCCAATCTTCCTTGGTCCACTTTTTCATCTTGTTATCTTTGGCAGAAGGTTTACTACCTTCGTAGCCACCACCACTGTCTTTGTAGTACTTGGTTGCAAGCTGCATAGCACGAGCAGAGTGCTTGCCACCCATCTTTGCTTTCGCTCTTGATTTAGCGGCAGCCCATTTCTTTGGGTCTTTCTTTGTTGCTACTCCATCAGCCATGCTTACACCCACAATCTTTTTTTACTTTTGCTTTCTTCTTATCGAGGAAAGCTTGTGCTTGTTGCTTCTTAGTCATCGGACTTGCCGTTCTTCTTTTCGAAGTGCTTGCGTAGTCCTTCAGGCATCTTAGATGAATCAGTAGACTTTTTCTCGTCTCCTTCTTTCATCTTGCCTTTAGTTTCTTCTTTCTTCTTTTCGAAGAATGCTTGTGCTTTTTGTTTAGACATGGATTAACATTTCCAACGACGACGTGCTGCTTTACCGCGTTCACCAGTCCAACCACGTGAGCGTGCACAGAATGATTTCTTGCGAGCACCTGCTTTAGTACCAGGTTTACCATTAGGTGCTGGAGCTTTTAAATTGCTACCAGTCCTTTTATTAATAGATGCACGACCTTTAGCAGTCAGTCCTGCGCCTTCTTTAACGGATAGTTTGTGTCCGCCTTTGACGGTCATACCATCCATAGCACCTTTCTTTTTACTCTTGCCGTGAGCTTGTGCTTTAGATTTTGCGGCAGCTCTATCAGCCATAGATAACAAGTGTGATGCTTTATATAGTTTAACTAAAAATCTTCTTCTTTTTCTTTTTTCTCTTGCACTTTTGTAATGCCGTAGCTTGCTAGTACTGTTGTAACAAGAGAGCTTATAAATGCTGAGTCAACACTTTTTGCCATGCCAAAGTAACTAGCAGTAAGCACAGCAAGCGACCAGGTCAATACGCCTGCTGGAATGATGTTATGAAATAATTGCCTTATTATATTATTCTTTTTGGGACTGTCCATTAGAATACACTGAGGAAAAGATACAATAGTTAAAGCAACTTGTATGCAAATGTATGAAGCGCTTACTTCTATTATTGCTGATTGCTGCACCTGTTAGCGCTCAATCAGTTACTCCTAATTTCACTACTGGTTCAATGACGCAGACAGTGACTGCTACTCAAGAAGTTACTGAAACTATTGCTATTGAACGCTTCGGTGGTGCGGTTTCAACGTGGAATGGAGATAATGTGCAACCTACAGGAGACGCTACTGCTACGTCTCCAGCAACCATTGATTTAACAGGCAGTAGTACTCAATTTTATGTCGTTGATCCGAGTCAGCCGTGGCAACTAGAAATCATTACAAGAGCAGCAGGATTAGTAGAGACAGAGGATGTGACAAGAACAATCGAAACAAACACTACTACCAATACTTTGTCGGTATTCTCGCAGTAATTTTCTGTAGCCCTGTATTTGCTGAAGGTAATACAAGTGTTGCTGCTAATCCAGTGGCGGCAATCAGTGGTTCAGTCGCTAACCAAGCGGTACAAATTAATCAAGGCTCTTTAAGCACACAATCATTTGCAACAGGGCCACTACTGTAATGGTCCTGTAATTAGTATTACACCTTATTACTTGCAGACTGAATCGTTTACTTCTGTGTATGCGACTAATAGAAACTATGGTGGGCAGATAAGTTTGTCGATGCCACTTGATGGCAGTTCAGTTGAACTGTGTAAAGCACTAGCTCGTCAGAGGTTAGAGAAAGGGTCGGCTTGACTATGAGCTTGTGCGTATTAAAGAGTGCATCAATATACATCAGAGTGGATACTTGATACATCCCTGAAAGTCCGTTCTATTCTATTTGCGCCGACGTTCTAGTTGCCGCTGACGTGCCCAAGTAACTACTCTCTTGCCACGACGCTTCTGTATCTTATTGAGAATGACTTTCAATAGTGGCTTTATAAGCTTCAAAAGGTAATCAAAAAAAGTTTTAGCTACTAGAGCACCACCGACTGACGCTACTGCTGCGACAGTTGCTGTTGTTGCTGTGACAATCATTACTTCATTCGTAGGTAACGGTAGTTCAACTTCAATAATTGGAACGATGATTGCGTTACCTTCTGGCTCAACTTCAGTAAGAACTTCTGGTAGTTCAGGCAGGGGAGGTAGTGGTGGTGCTGGGGAGGTGACGGAGTGGTACAGGTGGAGGTGGCTGTACTGACTGCGGAGGATTACTTTGCTCTTGCTCTACTGGCTTCACTAGGTTGAGATGTTTGTGGAACACCTGGTTCAGCTATATCTTTTACTCGTGGTGGTATAGGCACCCATCTTGGTGGCTCAACCAACGGCAAATCTAATGTTGGAGCAGGTAACTGAAATGCGTTTGGTAAAGGTATTGGTGGTAGCAGTGGTGCTACTTCCATCTATCCATTGGGTCTTCATCACCCTCGCAGATAGCAACTGCTCGTTTGTAAAAATAGCAGTCTGTCTTATCTGCTTCTTCTAAAGCTTCTCTTACCTTCTCCCAATTCTTTCGTTCTGCTTCACTCATTCGTTCGTTTTAATAAAGTCCATTTCAGCGTGCATCAGGTCACTGAGGTTAGACACCTGAGCGCAGCAGTTTTTGATGAGCCCACGTTGATTAGGCGTGAGGTTCTCTGCTTCAATTACATCTTCTGATAACACATTAGAGATATCACCAAGTGCCATAACGATGGCTGGCATTCCCCATTTTTCTACAAGCGACGACATCGCAGAGAGCAGTGGGTTTGACCCTGTCTCTACAATTTTCCAGAAGTTAGCTCTTTCTTCAGTCGTCATAATGTAGCCCTATGTTAATACTATTCTAAAGTAGAATGTGTCAATAGAGTTATATTTATTATGCCTGAGATTTCCGTAGATGAGTTCGTCAATTTCTTTAAATATTATAAGGATGAACCACATCAGCGAGCAGGAGTTAAAGAGCTCTATCGTTATCTTGATTTAATTAGCAAGGATGATACATCATCTTGGATTAAAATCTATCGTGAAGGACCAAAGAAATCAGCACCAGTCAAAGCTGCTGATGAAGTTCATGTAACTAAAGCACAGCTCGCTGCAATCTGGGGATGCTCTGCTGATTTAATTCACGACTATGAGATTGATGAAATGAACTCGTGCTTGGAGAAGTATGAGATTACAACTGCTCCACGCATCCGTCACTTCTTATCACAGACAGGACACGAGAGTGGTGGGGGGCGTTATAAGAAAGAGCTTGCTAGTGGGGAAGCGTATAACGGAAGAGATGACTTAGGTAATACCTCGCCTGGTGATGGACCTAAATACAAAGGTGCTGGTTACATCCAGCTCACTGGCAAGTACAACTACTCGCGCTTGGCTGAATACTTAGATGACCCTCGTGTGATGGAAGGCGTTGAGTATGTAGCAGAAAACCTGCCGTTTACATCAGCAGGTTACTGGTGGGAAGATAATAAGATGAACGAACTAATTGATAGTGGTGCTGATGTAGTAGCTGTAACCCGCCGAGTGAATGGCGGGACTAACGGGCTAGCTGATAGAGAACATTACTACCAGCGTTGCCTTCAGCAGATTCAGTAACCGCTGCTTTCTTCTTCTTCTTCTTCTTCTTCTGTCTCTTCCGGCACTTCATAGTTGCCGTGATAGATGGTGCCACCGTCAGGCATATAGAAGGTTTCACCGTTCATATCGTGCGTGTGGTGGTCATCAACTGAACTTGCGGCATTAGCAGCAGCTGCTGTGTAATACAGAGGATAGTAGCCATCAAGAGCGAATGGTTCTGCGGCATTAACTGCGGCAAGCACCGTTGCTGTTAAGCGGTCGGTCTCTTCTGCTGTCAGTGTTGCTCCACCCATCAAGCGATAGAAGCTAGATGCGATTGAAGTGCGACGAGCGTTGACATTCTGTGGGAAAGCAGCGAAAGCAGCAGCAATATCTTGCGACATCTGTACGTGCTTAGGGTCATTTGCATTAAGAGCAGTGAACTCTTTAATTGCAAAGAACTCTTCACCGTTGCGACCAGTAGAGCACCACTCGTTGTTACTGTTTTCAAGCGTGATGGTGTCAGTACCGTTGGTTGAAACGAAAGTACCCACCCCTGATTTCTCAGGGCCGACTACCTTCAGTCCTGCTTCTGTCCAATCACCAGTAGTGTTGGTAAGAGTAATAGTTGGACCTGCGGGGTCAGCGTCTTCAGTTAGTTCACCTGTTGGGAAGAATTCACCAGCCATAGCATCTTTAGCAATAGCGATGTAGATGTATTTATTACCTGATACTTCGAGGTCGCTCTTACCGTCACCAAGGTCAAACTTCCAACCGTCAGAAGTGAAGTAAAAATACTGGCGCGAGTAGTTTTCTCCATCGCCTTCCTTATCTGCTTCGTCAGCAGCCAATGTAGGATCATTTGCGCCTTGAGTGACTCCTCGTGTTGAGTCAAACATCCGCCAAGCACCTCCATCAGTTGTATTCTTGATCATCACAAACTCGGGCTCGAAACCCACACCGGTAACTTCACCACCACTGTCGCCTGTATATGTACCACATTTAATCTTGCCAGGTGTGTCAGCAAACAAATAGGCGACATATTCTTCACCATCTGCATTTGTTTGATTAGCTTGACCAACAGTAAACTCATCGGCAGTTGGTTCAGTACTGTTCCAGTATGTACCATCATTTGTAAATTCACTGTTGGTATTAAGTCTTCCGTAGTAACTTGCTCCAAGAGATTTATGATAAACCGTCCAAGACGTACTACCACTTGAATAGTTTTTGACAAGCATCATGCCCGGTTCTGTTGAGAGCTGATGACTTACACTTTGTGCGGGTGCATTATTGCCAACATAAGTAACAACATCGAAGAAGCCTGGCGCTGCTTTAAAATTCCAGGCAACGTAATTTAAACCACTACTATTAGTAGGTCCGCTGTTTCCTGTAGTAAACCCAGTATCATCAAAACCTTTGCGATGCGCCGAATTACTCCAACCATTATTACTAAGGTTGGTGTACATTCCAAGGTTTTGGATTGTATTCATTAACACGTGATTTTCCACACCACTTCTGCACTTAATCCAAACCGCACTTCTTACAGTGTTATCAATACCTGTTGTAATTTTGTGATCTGCACCAGTACCGCTGTAAACCGTGGTGCTAAACGCAGGAGTCTCAGCACCAAATGTGCTTGTTGCATTTTCACCTTGTACTGTGTCACCAGCCTTAAAGTTGTTTAAGTCTTGAGCGTCGGTAAGGGTAAGGGTTGTTGAGGCGTCATTACCTGTGGCTGAATACATCACACGGTCAGTTTTATTAGTTGCAACTGCAACAAACTTACTGTCTCCGTACGCTACTGAAAACCAACTATTATTTCCTGATGGTGTTCCTGCATTCCACTTAATACCGTCATCCGAATACATCGTTCCACCGGAACCAACTGCTACGAACCTACCGTTTCCGTAGGTAACACGAGTCCAAGATAATTTACCTCCGGGTGTTGGGTCTGCTGAGTACCAAGTGATGGCATCAGTAGACCACATTGCCTGGTAATCTCCGTCGGCTGCAACAGCAACAAACTTTCCGTTTCCGTAGGCTATGCTATAAAAAGCATTTAATTCTGGTACATCAACATAAGTCCAACTATTACCTTTGTCAGTTGAATACATCACACGTCGGTCGCCACCGGCGGCAACGGCAACAAACTTTCCGTCGGCGTAGATTAGATCTTGCCAACTATTAGTGTCAACTACAGGACCTGAAGACCAACTAGCACCATTATTAGTTGACTTCATAGTAAGTCCATCAGAGTAAGCAAGTGCTAAAAACACACCTTCTCCGAAAGCAACACAACCCCACCGCCCTGAGGTATTTGCTGCAGCTTTTTCAAGCCAAAGAGTACCGTTACTGCTATACATTGTGCGATTAGAACCAGTGTTTGCAACTGCTACAAACGTATTGTTTCCGTAGGCTAATGAATACCAGCCTTCCAAGGGACATGTCACTGGAGTCCAATCAGTACCGTTAATTGAATACATTGATCGCTGGTCACCACCGCTTCCAACTGCTACAAATCTCCCGCCGGCATAAACTATTGCTCGCCAGTCTCCTGAATCTTGTTTTAATGAAGTCCAACCACCAGGTACATCAACAACAGTATCAATCGCACTAGATTCTGGGGTGTAACTAGCAACAGCGCCAGTATCATCAACCATTACTAATGCATCGTTAGCAATAAAAGTATCAAGATTAAGAGAGCTAGAAACTGTTAGTTCAGTTTCAGTTGTTGCTGTGATTGGTCCAGCAGCTCCTTCAGGATTAGGCAGTTGTGGAAGCAACGCATTGCTTTCCTTGACTGAGGTACCAGCAGTATTCTCAGCTTTAACGATGGCAGAAACTGCAGTACCCATTGGTAAGTCAGTATCAGGGTCATTGCCAGTTGAGAACAAGCTTGGGAACTTAATGCTGTAATCTTTATTACTTACATTGACGAAGCCTGGGTCACTAGCTTGAATGCCAATGACTTGCGCTTTATCAGAAATGATTTGGAGTTTTGCATATGCTTCATTTTGAGTTCCTGTTACAGGAATAACAGGTGCAATGCTAAAAGCAGTATCGCTATTGTTATCAGCAATCCAACGACCAGATACATTTGATAGTTCAATCTCAGTACCAGTAATTTGACTGATAGTACCTTCTGCTGTATTCGTAGGACCTTCAACAACAGTTCCGATTTGCTCTGTCCAATCTCCAGAGACATTGGTGAGTGTCATTGAATTGTTATCTACATCAACCTCATCAACGATTGCGGTTGCTGCGAATTCACCAGCCATAGCGTCTTCTGCAATGGCGACGTAGATGTATTCACCATTAGTTCCATTGAAAGAAGCATTTGAGCTTTTTACTGTGAAGCCAGTTGGAGTCCAAGCAAAATAATCACTCCAAGGGTTTGTGTAATAATCAGAATCACCTTGATTGCTATTTGGAACTAAACCATTGATATTTCTTTCTCTATCAAAAATCATCCAATCTGAGCTGGAGAATTTAGCACTCTTGAACATTACCCAACCGGGTTTGAAACCAACGTCAACAGTAGTGTCAGTTGAACCTTGCCCTATGTACTGACCGCACTTAATCCTGCCAGGCGTGTCAGCAAATAAATAGGCGACATATTCTTCATTGGCATAATTTACTCGGTCAGTATCACCAACAGAAAACGTTTTGGCGTTCATGTCCATAGTTGGGTTACCGGTTGTTGCCCAATATGACTCCGGTCCCGACTTGCTGAGAGTGCTATTTAATATTAAAGCGTATTGATAAGTGAAACCTGAGTCTTTATGCCATACTGCCCACGGGGAAGTTGAAGTAGTAGATTTAACTATAATACAGCCAGGGGTTGAATTTAAGTTGTGTGGAATATTTGCGTAGTCATTCGTTCCTTCCCACGTAACAATATCCATGAAGCCTGGCGCTGCACGGAAGTTCCAACCAACATAGGTTAGTCCTGAAGTATTTACTCTTCCATTAGTCCCAAGGGTAAATCCTTGGCTATCAAAAGATAGTAAGGTATTGCCTCTGCTCGTGCTTGCTTCGGTAATTTCTGAAGATAGAGCCTGTAATGGACCTCTCAAGGTGTCGTATAGAAAATGTCCAAAATTACCTTCTCTATTTTTGATCCAAACTAAAGCCTTGGCGGTATTATCTATTCCATTGTTTACCGGGGTTTCTGCACTGTTGCCGTTCCAAAGCGTAGTGGCAAACGCAGGAGATAAAGCAAATGTTGCTGATGTATCAGAACCTTCAATTGCATCACCTGGCTTGAAATACTGCAGGTCATCATTTGATGCTTCAAAAGCTAGTTCGGTTTGAGAATTACCACCTGGACCTTCTGCAATGGCGACGTAGATGTACTCGCCATTAAGTTCGTTAGGTGTACCTGCATCATAAATAGTGAACCCTGTGTCGGTTAGTTCAACTTTAGAAGTAACAGCTTCAGCCTTGGGGTCATTGGCAAGCAGTGTTGCAATGTCTGTGCTGGCATTCCCGTTAGGTCTCGCCGTATCCCATATCATCCAGCTGCTTGACGAATCAACTCTCTTGTACAAGACCCAGCCCGGCTTGAATCCAACATCTATTGACACCTGCGAACCAGTACCATTAAACAAACCGCACTTAATACCAGCATCGGGGTTGTCTGCAAACAAGTAAGCGACATATTCTACGTTTACCTTGTTTGAGCTAGGCGCTGAAGCATAAACGGAGAAATATGTATCTGTTTGCTCTGCACTAGGTGCAAATTCAGAGTATCTGCCAAATGCTTGATTCATATTTAAAAATCCGTTTTCTGATTGAACACCATCATCATTTGCCGCATCTTTATGCCACACACACCATTCACCCGAGGCACTGGAGGACTTGCAAATAATCACGCCAGGAGCTGAATTCAATTGATGTGGTATCTGTCTATTTAAACCAGTATTCCCATCGCCTGTATAGGTAACAACATCCATGAAGCCTGCGCCTGCTTTAAAGTTCCAGGCGACGTAATTATTGCCTGAGATATTTGTCCCACTAAAGCCATTCAGCAATTCAAACCCATCTTGTTGGGGAGCCAAAAAGCCTGTGTTGTTCTCAGCTTTGTCGCTATTGTTGCTTATCAAGTAAGTAGAATGATCTGAAGAACTTAAATGGTGATTGATACTGCTACCATCTCTATTCTTTATCCAAAGTAGAGTGTCAGCAGTGTTATCAATACCAGTAGTAATTGTTTGAGCAGAGCTATTACCTGAATAAAGCGTAGAGCTAAACCCACCGATAGGCGGGGTTACAGTAACACTTGCGATATTAGTTGTAGTTGGAGTGTAAGAAGCAGGCTCAAATTCCCCGCTGCCATCTTGCTTGACTGTGCCATCTGTCATGAAGACATCGCCAGTCAGTTTATCTAAATCTTTTTCAGTAGCAACTGTCAGTTGTGTACCAGCAATGTCACCAACTTCTTCTGCAATAGCGACGAAGATGCAATTTATAGAAGAACCACCGAGACCTTCATTGTGAGCGAAGCCTGTATCTGTAGACCAAATTCTTAAATCTTGTGTCTCTGCGCTATCTGTGTTTGCATTTAAGCCTGGCTGATTACTACTATTATTTGCCAGCCCTCGGGTTAAATCAAAGATGTTCCAATTAGCAGCGGTACCGCTATTTGAGTTAGAGGCTTTCCAAAGAACCCAACCAGCTTTGAATCCACAGTCCACTTCAATCGTTTCGCTGACGCCTGCTCCACCGGTAAACGTACCGCACTTAATACCAGCGTCGGGGTTGTCAGCAAACAGGTAGGCGATGTAATCTGTATCTAAATTGTTAGTAGTGTTTTTTGTACCAACACTAAATACAGTGTCAGTAGGTTCTTGATGCCATCGCGATGGATTAGTTTTGGCTTCATCGGTTTTATTAAGACAAATATATTGGGTATAGCCTAAGTCTTTGTGATAGACCTCCCAATCCATGCCTGCTGCATTCCGTGCTTTTACAATGATGACCCCTGGCGCTGTGCCTAAACTATGAGGCACATCTTGGGGAATATCAGTGCCGCCCGCGCCCGGTGGATGGCTACCTACGTATTCAACAATATCGAAGAAACCTGTACCTGCTTGAAAGTTCCAGGCGGCAAAGTCAACTGTATTGTTGCCTCCATTAGTCCAACCTGATCTATTACCAAGAACAGCACCTTCGTCAGTAAAAGATTCAACATCTTGCGAAGAAGCACTGAGATTATAGACTTCTGCGTTAGTATTATGCGTACTAAGATTATATTCATTTCCTCTGACTGTATCTACTAAAGCGTGACCATAGGTAGAAGTTCTTGCTTTAAACCACATCAATGATTTGGCAGTGTTATCAATACCAGTTTTAAGAACTTGAGTGGCAGCATTGCCTGTATAAAGCGTGGTACTAAATCCACCACCAGGTACTTCAATATTTTCTACATCAGTAATCGTATCTGAGTTGACTGCAAAATCAAATGTAGTTCCAGAGAGTTTAGCTTTTACCGCATAGGTGGGGTCTGGTTTCCCATCTAATGCCATTACTGTTGTATATGGGAACTCTTTACCTGTATAACGATTTGCACCATCATAAATTTCAGTTAGTACTACTTCATTAATAACAGGAGCAACTTCAACAGATGTTACGGGACCACTAAAACCAGTATTACTTGCCGTTGTACCAAGAGCATCTGTTGTTGTACAAGTACAGCCAATAAATTTACCAATGTCTGATTCTGGCACACTATATGTTGATGCCTGTTGTCCAACAATATCTACTAAATTTGTACCAATTAAGTCATCGGCATAATGCCACTGATATGTGAATGGATAGCCACCATCTGGTTCTTTACCACCAGTTACAACAGGCTGAGCTGTAGCTGCTTCATTAATAAGCGGAGGGTTAGGAGAAACAACGACTGTAATTTCTAATGGGTCAATGACTGAATTAATGAAATCAGCACCAGTAATCTTGTAGGTAGAGTCACTGCGATTTACCAAGAGGTAATCAGTTGTTTCAAGGGTAGCCATTAGTGTGTCCGTGGTTTGTGTATAAGTCGTGTCAGTACGATTGACGAGAAATTCATCAGTCGGTTGTAGTTCAGCCATTGTTATCTCCTATCAAACGAGGGTAGGAATGGCAGACCAGTCGTCTCCAATCCGTACGCCTTCTGTTTCTACTGCGATGCCGTATCCGGGATATGCCTTTACTGCGAGGTTAAAAGTGTTGTCGCCGTTATCAATTTGAGTTAAGCCGTCGCCAGCACCGCCGCCACCGCCTGGAGCACCAGCACCAGCGATACGAACGATATTGTCACCAGCGTCTTTGATAAACAGTACGGGGTCGGTCTCACTGTAGTTAACAGCAAGTTCACCGTATTCCATCTGCGCTGCGGTTGGTTCTTTTGCCTGACCACCGTCCAGCACATTACTGCGCTTTAGTTGAATTTTCATCTCTGCCTCGCTAAAAAGCTATACCACGAATAATAATCCGTTGTATTTATTCTAGCGATTTAATTAATATGTTCCGCCGTCAATTGCTTCAGAGTATGAGATTACTCCTGAGTCATCTTCAACAATAACGAATGTTCCTTCACGTCCAGGCTTAGCTAACTTACCTGCTTCTGCTTGAATAAAGTTAGAGAAATCTGCAACAGTAATTTTACGGTTACTTGAATCTGTAACTCTATATAGAGGCAGGAGGTCTGTATTCTGTAGTGCCATAATCAAGCATCTCCGAAAGTGCTAAAGTCCTTAACTAAATAATAAGTATCTACATAACCAGGCGTGGCTGCTGTAGTAATAGATGTTGATTTAACAGAACCATTCTCTTGAAGTAGAACCGCACCTTTCTGTACAGTCGTTCCATCTTTGATTGATACAGTTGTTTCAGACTTGCCGAAGTCAGGGTCACCGTCTACTGCCGTATCATCTACTAACTCAGTAGTTACTTCAATCGGGTCTTCACCTTTCAGAGAAGACAAAGTGCTATCAGAAATATCTTCAAGCTCTTGATTGATGTTAATAATCTCTTGATTGATATTAGTAATGTTCTCAGTCAGGCTTCCTGTAAGACCTTGACCGTCACCAATGATGACTTCAATGCCATCAATATTGGTTTCAATTTCTACAATGTTGTCGTTAGATGCTTTCAGTAAACTGGCAGGGACTACAGCGTTGCCATTAGGTGAAGCAACTCCATCATTTGCTACAACATCTGATGCCACCGCAATAGAAGGAACTACACCAGAGCGAGTTGCCCTAGGTACTGACATTGTGGCATCTGTTGTTAATGCGTCGTATACAGAAATCTGTGGTGATTCTTCTACATTATCGTCAACTGAGATTGGCTGAATACCAATGATTTCTTCTACACCATGGTCTCCAGTATCACTCTTAATTAAATCCCAGCTGTTAGAACCCCCATTCCAAATAGCACGGTCACCTTGTTCTACATTTTCACCTAGGATGTTAGCTACCCAAGTACCTGCTCCAGTAACAGGGTTGTTGTTGATGTAAAGGTCACCGTTCTGTACACCTGTGCCATCAAGGCTAGGGTCTTGACCGTTATCACGGAAGTCCCTAGAACCTTTGTAGCTGATTGTTTCACCAGCAGCGATAAATTCTTTTAGCTTTTCTCCACTCAGTTTGTAATGCTTGTTAGCATCTGTTGGACGTTGAACAACAAAATAGTCAGTATTTAATAGAGCCATGATTTCTTAAGGAGCAGGGGGGAGGCTATTGATGTCAAGTGTGACTTCGGTTAAGCCATCACGATCAGTTAATTCAATAGGGTCAATTGAAGTAAAGGACTGAGTGGTCCCTCTACTATTATAGTCTTGTAGTGTTACATTTAAATTTTGACGGATGCTTTCTGGTACATCTTCTAGTCCGCCAAAAGCAAACGTTAGAACTGATGCATGGTCATTGACATCGTACAAAACAGTAACAGGGTTGCCTGATACTGATGTTAATAATGGTGGAATATCAAAGCCTTCAACTGATGCAAGGATGCGTTCAGAAGGAGCATCAATTTCAGGTGCCAGTGAAATGTCTAATGTAATTTCAACAGCGCTAGGTGTACCGTCTACTACAAGTGGAATAGCACTAATCAGCAAGAATTCTGCTGTATCAGGTGGAGGTGGAATAATAATTCCATCGCCACAAGGTAATTCATCTGGTTCAGAAACACGCCACGTTGGTGGACCTTGTGCAACGTTTGGATTGATGCACAGATAATAACGATTAAACCGAGAGACATAATCTCCTGGAGTTGGAATTACCGGGTTAGGCTCCCATACTTCTAGATTTAATTCGCTCATCTGACAGATGCTGTTTCTTCTATTTTACTCGTTTGTTGGAGGTGTATTATTTTTAGTCGTTTCATCCTCGCACTTTGCTTTTTTACAAATGCGTTTTGTTGGAGGACCATTACCAGTAGCATTGCTGGGTTTATAATCTCTATACTGACGATTAAACTTGTTCATTCTTTAGCTCTCCATAATTACTTAAAAAGTCATGCATGTTTTTTTCCATCTGCTTTGCGATGACTGAATGAAGCAGGTGTTCATATCTCATAAATAACTTAGTAACATTCTTGAGGCTTTCTTGTAAGACCTTGACGTCTTCACATTGCTCTACCTCATCAAAGATAACTCGTTGCTTTAACTCAGCTTCTAGTGGTAAATCAAAATCAGATGCTTCAAACATAACTATTCTTTTATAGAGGCTCCTGTTATTAATGCTAGCGTTGTTGCAATCATGACGTTGAATGTATTCTCATAACGCTCACCTATCTTTGGACAAGAAGATAGTCCGCCTGATTTAGCGCAATAATAAAAGCCCACCCCAAAGAGGCAGGCTTGAAAGGTAAAAATTCCCGCTAACATCTGTAGTAGGAATTTTTGTTTATTCATTAGTTATCAGCTAACGCGGATCATTACAACTGAACCATTCCGATACAGTTGATTAACTGCTACACCAGCAGATGCTGCGGCGCTATCGTTAGCAGCATCGGTAAGGCCAGAAGAGAAGACGACGTTCGCTACGCCTGTCGTTCCAGTGTGAGTGCCGTCATTAATCAAAGCACGAGCGTTAATCAACGTCGTCTGGTTTTGAATAGCAGCGGTGTCATTGGTCAGCGCAGTTGCCAGTTCTTCGAGAGTGTCGAGACCAGAAGGTGCGTTGCCTTTGAGGTTACCAATAGCAGTACCAACGAATGCGGTACTAGCAATCTGTGTGGTGTTTGTTCCAGCAGATGCGGTAGGAACAGTAGGTGCTCCAGTCAGAGCAGGACCAGCGAGGTCTGCCTTGAGGTCAAGTGCGGTTTGACCAGCAGTTGAAACAGGCTTACCAGCATCAGTTGTGTTATCAACGTTGCCGAGACCCAAGGTGGTACGGGCTGCTGCGGCGTCTGCGTCATCAACCAACGTTCCACCAAATGTGCTGACAGCAGAAGCATCAAGCTTTGCGGCAACAGCAGTAGCGGTGGTGGGGTCAGCTTCGAGAGTATCGATGCGACCAGACAGTGCAGCTTCAGCAGCGTCACTATCAGTCTCGTTCTGGTTTACATCAGCCTGTACAGCGGCAATGCTGTTAGTGATGGTGGTTGAGAAGTTAGCGTCATCACCCAATGCTGCTGCGAGCTCATTAAGAGTATTGATTGCGCCAGGAGCAGAATCAATCAGAGCAGCAACTGCGGCAGTGACGTATGCGGTCGTAGCCAGTTGAGTGGTGTTAGTACCAGCAGATGCAGTAGGTGCTGCAGGGAGTACCGGTGAAAGTTGGAGAAGCAATGTTTGCTTTCAACGCAATAGCGGTATCAGCATCAGATTCGTTCTGGTCCACATCAGACTGAACAGCAGCAAGTGCGGTAGCAGTGGTGGGGTCAGCTTCTAGTGTGTCAATACGAGCAGAGAGTGCTGCTTCGGCTGAATCACTATCACTTTCGTTTTGGTTGACATCAGCTTGAACTGCTGCGAGTGCCGTAGCAGTCGTAGGGTCAGCTTCAAGAGTATCGAGACGAGTAGATAGAGCAGCTTCAGCATTATCAGAAGCGGTCTCATTAGCATCAACGTCAGCTTGTACAGCAGCAAGAGCAGTGGCTGTCGTTGGGTCTGCTTCTAGCGTGTCAAGACGACCAGACAATGCAGCTTCAGCAGCATCGCTAGCGGTTTCATTTGAATCAACGTCAGATTGAACTGCGGCGATTGAATTCGTCAGAGTTGTAAAAGCATTTGCATCATCATTGATGGCAGCTGCCAACTCATTCAAAGTGTCAAGAGCACCAGGTGCGCTATCAACTAGAGCAGCGACTGCTGTTGCAATAGCAGTATCTGCATAAGTACGAGTAGCAGCATCAGCTACTACAAGAGCGGTCGTGTTGAAATCATATACAAGCAAACCTTGGTCGCCAGTAAGGCAGCCGTTGGTTTTACCTGCGGTTGGGACCCAGCTACTATCTGCCAGTGCGGCATCAGCTTGGGCTTTTGTTGCGAAGAAGCGGGAGAGAATGTTGTAATCAGTACCCGCCCCTCGCAGGCTGAGCTGATCAACGCCCAGAGAGGTAACAGTGGTCATAACTTATGCAATACAGAAAGATTGTCTAAAACTATTTTAACAAGATTAGGTAAACTCAAGCTACAGTCAAAGTCTGTACATAGAGTTGACCGAAGCAAAGCCCAGCACGCAGATTACGTGCTTCCATTTCTGCTTCAACAGTATTTACGTTATCTACTTGAGTTTGTAGATTCGCGTCTGCTGCGGCAAATGCGGTATTTGTAGCAGTCAGGTTTGTATTAGTTGTGGCGAGGTTAGTCGTCAGTGTGTTGTCAGCAGCAATACGAGCTGCTTCTTCAGCAGAGACTGCGTTCTGACGTGCTGTTGTTTCAGCAGAAATAGCAGATGCTCGGGCAGTTGCTTCCGCTGTAATCGCAGCAGTGCGTGCCGTGGTTTCTGCTAGGTCAGCAGCAATACGAGCATTCTCTTCAGCTGTAATTAAACCAGCATTAGTAGCAGCGGCGGCTGTAACAGCAGCGGCAGTTGTTGGGTCAGCCTCAAGAGTATCGAGGCGTCCACTTAGAGCGGTATCAGCTGAACTCCGAGCAGTTGATTCAGTTGTGATTTGATTGGTCAGTGCTGTTGTGACACTGGTATCACCAGAAGCAAGTGCGTCTCCAATCTCTTTAAGAGTATCGAGGGCACTGTCAGCACCGTTTACCAGATTAGAAATACTGGTGTCGGTGTAGGTGTTAGCAGAACTAAGAGTAGAAGCATCACCAGCAATACGAGCAGCAGTCTCAGCTGTAAGTGCTGTAGCTGTTGTGTCGTCAGCTTCGAGAACATCTAAGCGTCCACTAAGCGCAGCATCAGCAGCATCACTGTCAACTTCATTCTGATTAACATCTGCTTGAACAGCAGCAACAGCAGTAGCGTTTGTTGTATCAGCTTCAAGAGCATCAACTCGTGTGCTTAATGCGTTATCAGCTGACTGACGAGAAGATGCTTCGGATGCTACAGCAGATAAACGAGCGTTCTCTTCAGTAGCAAGGTCAGCAGCAACAGCAGCAATCGCTGTATTAGCAGCAGTCTCGTTAGCGTCTACATCAGCTTGAACTGTGGCAATCGCTGTATTGGCAGCAGTCTCATTAGCATCAACATCTGCTTGTACTGCGGCAACAGAAGCATTAATTGTTGTAATAAAGTCAGCGTCATCACCAATTGCTTCTGCCAACTCATTAAGAGTATTAAGCAAGTCAGGTGAGCCGCCTAGCAGATTACTGATTGCGGTATCGGTGTAAGTATTAGCAGAGGCAAGGGTTGTACTATCGCCTGTTGCTAGTGTAGTTTCTACAGTCGTAATAGCAGAAGCACGGTTGCTCTCAGCAGGTAGCAATAGCAGCTTCAAGTGCTACACGGATTGCTTCACGCGCTGTCTCGTTAGAAGCTAGCAGCAACACTACGGCTACTAGTAGCGTTCGTCGAAAGTTCTACAAGGTGTCCACCAGGTGTTACACCATCGTGAATGCGAAGTGCTTTAAGTCCAGTGTCTACAGTGACCTCCCGCTCAGCGCCCACAAAGACTTGGGCTTCAGCAGTTGGGCCACCACGTAATTTAAGTTGGTCAGCCATAATTAATTCAAGTCGTAAAGTGCGCTTTCAAGATTGAGGTCATAGAAACCATCGGCTGGTTCGTGACCGCCAAGGTCTAGGTTTGGACGATGTTCAATAACAAACGTTGCCCAAGAACCAGTAGGTGCTGAAGAAAAACAAGCAACAGGTCCAGCGCCATACTCTTTATATGTAGGAGCTTGACTAGGACGTGTAGGAAAGATGTACTCAGCATCAACGGTTGTTGAGTTGTGTGCTGTCAGTGCCATACGTTTGACACCACGGTGGTAGTCAATACGGAAGGTGACGTTACCGTCGTAATCACCACGGATTTCTACATCGGAACTAGCAGGGATGACAATATCAATGTCATCACAAGCACGGGTGATGTGCATTTTAAATACACGAATGTACTCAACGTTGTTTGCTTTCTTGTCCCACCACTTAGGGAATAGAAAAGTATCATCAAAGCCTACTTCATCAGAGGAGAACTCCGATGCTGTATCAGCTGAGTGAATACCTCTAACTTTTAATGTGGCCATTCGTTCGTATTAGACCGTCAATTCTATTGTATCGTTTGCTATTTACTTCATCGTGTTTCTAACTGAAGCTGACCACCGTTGTTGAAATCATTCCAAGTGGTATTGCCCGCTAGTACCAGCGCTCGCTTGTTAGAAGAATAGGTATTAAAGTTATTAGTAGAAGTACCGAGGCTTAGCCGTAGACCAGTACAGCCAGCTTGGATGTAGTCCGTGGTTGTGCCATTTGCGCCCCGCCTTAATTGAAACTGGATTCGCAATCCTAAAAAGTGCCAATTATTTTTACAGATGTTGTCACGCTCAGAACTGGTTAAGCCGTATCCGAACATCACTTTACTGCTACCGCGCAAACCCTGCATATAAGTGTAATCACCAAACTTCTGTGTTACCTTTTTAATTCTGATGTAGCCGTTCGGGTCCCGATAGCGTATTGCTGCGTGCTCTACTCGTGAATAGCAGTCGCGAGTTGTTGTTGTGTCGTGCGAATTAAACAGAAACCAAAGCCCAGTGACTTCTCTTAGCCAACTGCTGCGAGCATTGTTGTTTACATAGGTTCCGTCTGTCTTGCCGCTTTCAGCTCCAATATCAAACCACCGTGCAGTTTGTTTTCCATTCGTGCTGGTTTGCATCCAATAAGCAAGTCCTTTTTGACTAGTGCCTCCCCAAGTTTGATCCCAGTGATCATGGGTGCCGTTAACCTGAGAAGCATTGTCACTACCAATTGCTGTTTCACCCCACCAGTCAACACCACCCGTGCTCTGTCGATAGTTGCCAACGTGTATTTCGTTGTTGCAAGGAATCGAACCACCTATGCCCGTTTTTGACTTGATTGCCCCAGTCTCTCGTTTCGTATTTCATACCGTGAGGGTATGTAAGAATTTGTTTTTGTGCCATTATCCTTCAATGTAATAGTTACCATTTGATGATGTTATTTTAATCCCTGATTTACTTCCTGTGACGACTGTCGGTTTGTTGTAGATGTATGCCTTAGAAGTCGTACTTGATTGATTCCAATCTGCGTTGGTTTGACTGGTTAGTGCGGTTTTCCACACTGTGGCTTCCATTACTATCTGTTCCTAAAAACACATTGCCTGAATTGGTGTTATTAATAAAAATTTTACCTTTAAGGTTAAGTGCATTGGAACCGGCTAAAGTCAGTTTGCCTGTCATCTCATCACCAGTTTTCAATACGAAACCATCTGCTGTTCCGCCTTCTGGAGCCTTGAAGATTTTCAAGCGTGCTAGGTCACCTTCTGTTGCCTCACCAAAACCACTTACAGGTGAGACAGTAAATGTCACAGCTGTCTGTGATGGGTCGTCATTACCAGCAATACCTTCAATTAAATAAAGACCGTAGTCAGGATTGCCATCCTCAAAGAGCTGTAGCAACTGTCCATCTTCTACATCAGCATAAGTATGAGCAATACCTTCGTTGTCTACTTTAGATAACTGAACTATTGCGATATCAGGATCACCGTAATCTAAAGTTTTACCAGCAAGAGTGAGCAGCATGAACTCGCCATCTCTTGGAGCATTACTATATGTCGTTGAAGTAAACTGACCACGTTCAACACTAGGAGCAATGGCATCAATCTCTTCTTCTAGTTCAACAGATTTCATTTTGAAGGAAGTTCAATCTCTGTACAGAGCTTACGTGTTTTTGAAAATGATGCGTATGAACCTACTGAAAAACCAGGTCCATCAGTAATGAAAAACGTAACCCACTTATTAGTCTCAGCAAGTTGCTCAATTTCGTAAGGTCCTTGGTCGTTGATGTAATAACTATTACCGTTCTCGAAGAATCCAGGCTGAGGTGGTCTAGTCCAATACTTACGGCTACCACTGCCAAAATTATATGTAGCAATGACGTGACCATCTGTTTCTTCTACTGCGGCGTAGTCATTTACTACTTTAAAGAACTGAGCACATAGGAATTCACTTCTAGCATCAGCTTCTCCAGCAAGAATTCCGTCTTGGATATCGACGTACTCTTTGTTTGTAATATGCTTTTCATCAGTGTCTGATTTCTCAATCTCTTTTGGCAGGAGTACTCCCTTGAGTCCTGTGCTTTCAAACTGTACATCGTCGTTCCAGCTGTACTCAGCAGGTTCCTCGCAGTCATCTACTGTGTCACCGTGACGAAGCAGGAAACGAGGGTCATCTGCTTCACATACAACAGTCCAGTAGCCACCGATTGATGTAGCAGTGTCTGGTGTTGAACCTTCAGGCAGCAGGATCTGCGTCCAGTAATACGATTTACCATTCTCTGGATTATCGTATAGCTCACCATCAGGAATGATAGGTGGCCTGTAATCAGTTGCCTGCGGGAAAGCCATTACTTATACTTCTATGCTTATATTTATTTTAAATGATTACTTCTTTTCTGTTAACTAACGTGGTATTGCAAGTAAAGCCTATTAAGTCTTACCCAAACATCACGATTAGTGGAACTGTAATAGTGAATACTAATTCCTTTAATTCCATTAAGAGTACGTTCTGTTATGTTGTTTTTTGATACATCATTCCATTGGTCCATCCAATATCCGTAAGTATTTTCATCTAAGCCAATAACGTGATAGCCACCTTCTGATTGTAGGAGTGAGTCTTCCTCATATGTTTGAATATCATTTAAGAAATCGTAAGGCATAAAAAGACCGTACACGCTATTTTGATTAGAAGTCAGACTACCAGAGGAGTCTAAGGTATACGCTTTATGTTTATCAGTAACTCCAGAACTACTTGAGACAGACTGCATATTACCTCTTGATACCGTGAAGCTTACCGTGCCTAGTGCAGGCTCTTCTGAAAATACGCCATCAAGCAAAGACACATAAACCTGCGTGTCCCGACTAGTAGAAATGCTGTAACTACCTACAGCAGCTGCGCTATTGTCTAGAGCAACGCCTACTTCCCAACGGTCCATGTCGTAAGATGAATGTCCAATTTTCTTGACGTCGGTAACGTTATACATAAGTACTGAGTCAGAAGCGGAACTACCACTCTTTATGACCTGAATTCGTCCACGAGGTGCTAGAGCAACTCCATTAATAGCAAGTCTAAGTTGTTGAGTCAGGCTAGTAGCTCCAGCACAATTATTATTAGTTGGAGTACTTGTCGTATAGTCAAGAAGGACCTTGTGATTGTGAACTATATCCATACTTCCGCCAGCAGTTTTTTCTAGTTCTTCAATTCTAGCTAGTAATGCTGTAATTTTATCATCAACATCATCAACATATCCTTTAGTAACTAGGTTCTTAGGTTCTGTGATAGCACCATAGTATAGAACTTGGCTTGTATTACCATCATTTACATTTGATCTTGTCCATTTAAGTGCGGCTTCAGCAGAACTCCCATATCCAGTATAAAGATTACCACCCGTTTCATTCCAACTTATTCGGAGTCTATTAGGTCCCCATTCCATGGTGGCACCATAAATATTATTATCTAGATTAATGCGGGGGTAAGCATCACTGTCATCAGATGGCTTATAGCCCTGAAGGATTGGAACCCGAAGCGTACCAGACATTTTATCACCAGACTTCAACACAAAGCCATCAGCTGTTCCACCAGATGGTGGGCTAAAGATTTTAAACCGTGCTTTAGCTTCTGCCGTATCCCCAACTCCTGTACGAACAAGTTTTACGTCAATAGACCAATAGTTATATGCAGGTGTGCTGTTGACCCCTCCTCCTGACTTTGCTTCAGCTTTAATAATTTCATATAAACCATAGTCACTATCTCCTGATTCAAATACTTCTAATAGTTGTCCTGGCTCTACGTTGGCAAAACTATGAATAGTACCATCCTAGAATCTCTCTCATTAAGCACGATGTTTTCTACTGCAGCAAAGATATTTGCAGGGTCTCCTAAACCAGCATCAAACGTATCTGTATTCATAGAATATGAACCACGTACTGATGCTACGCCAGTGTTGGTATAAGACCATTCACCACGTTCTACTGAAGGAGCAATGGCATCAATCTCTTCCTCTAGTTCAATGATTTCCTGCTGAAGAAATTCATCACGTTCATCAACATACTTTTTGTTGACAGCAACATCATCATCAGCTGTCTCAAAATCAGGTGTAGCGATACCTTTAATCCTTACTTTTCCTTCATCTCCAGGTGCAACCTTATCTTGGTTGCCAGGGAATCCACTGCCCAAAGTAACAGCAGGACCAGTGCCACCTGTAACAGTAACCATGTCACCATTACGATTACCAACCACGAATCGGTTTCTATGAGTATTGCCGTCGTCAATCTCTACACGAATACCAAATGGTCCTGAGGTGTCACTACCATAAGTTCCATCAGACCTGAGAATTCTAGGTGGCAGACTTTCAATATGGCTGAACCTATCAATAGAATCATCCCATTTCTCCTTACCACTAGAATCTAGTACAGGATCACCGTTGCTATCTTTAAGAGACTCACCTGAAACCATGAAATCAAGCTCAGCATTTTCCATAACCAGCGTACCGGTCATAGTATCGCCAGTCTTCTTTAGATAAAGGTCGCTCTTACTAATGCGATAGTGAACGATGTCGCCTTCGGTGTAGATAACACTTCTATTAAAGTCCACATCAACGTCGTATCTTGTGCTATCCCCTTCACTAATTACCGCAGTTACTTTAAGCTCTCCATACAAAGTGTTACTCGCACCTTCTTTTTGATTTTCAGGAGTTAGTTGAATACTATCGCCTTCAATTGCTCGTTCCAGAAATCTATCATTTAAATCAAGAATAGCAAATCTAACAGTTTTCACATCAGGTGATAGATATGAATCATCACCTGCGTCGTAAGCATTGGTTAGAATCGTTGCTGTACCATTTTCACCACTAAAATCATCTGGTGCTACAAGCTTATAGCTATTAACGAATGGGAAATATAAATCTTTTTCTTCTTCCTCTTCTTCGCTGCCTCCACCGCAGCTGCTACCTACTTCAAACCACTGTGTGCCGTCCCAAGCGTATTCAACTAGCGATTCCTCGTGAATCCACAAGTCACCTTTCTGCGGTCCTTCTGGTGGAAGCAGGCTGATTGTTACTGGAGGGTTTGGTGCTTCTGCTGGTCCGCCAGTTAGTACCCATTTACCTGGGTCTGCTCTCCATTGATACTGAGCACCTGTTACTGGATTAGTAGCAGTTGTTGATACAGCTGGATCTGGAAAGTTAAAGGCCATTTTAAACGCTCGCTAGTGCCATCAAAAGTGATAATTTAAGTTCATCAAAATCAGATGATAATGAAATGCTTTGACGCAACTCTTCAAATACTGATTGATACTTAACAAGTCTATCTCTTACATCTATTTTATTATGTAAAGTTCGTCCATCGCTACTGTTCTCACCAAAGTCTGCTAGCACTATATTCTTAACTGCTGCTCCACTACGGTCAATAGAGAATACTTTGTCTGTGTCATCATAAACCCAGCAGAAGTCTTCATTACCTTTAAATGTAAACGCTACCTCACCCTCAGTATCTGTAGTTCCAAAACTAATAGTATTGTCGCTGTTGTCTGAAGGTTTAATTGTTATAGCATTACGCGCATCGCTAGCTTGTCGGGTGAAGTCTAATGCTCCTAAGGAAACATCTGCTTTCTGCATTTGGAATCGACCGTTAAGAACTCCACCTGTTTTAGGAATTAACCTATTGTTGATTTGATCTATCTTTGTATCAACTAATTGTTCTGTGATTAAGTTTGAAATATCTGGGATTGAACTTACAACTTCAGCTAATTGCTCTAATGTGACTTTACTATTAATGCTGGCAATCAGACTAGTATCAACTGCACCTAAGCTATTTTGTAGTTCAAGTAGTTCTAGTTCTAAGTCACTCTTAAAGTTATTAATCTTCTGCTCTAGTGCTTCCCTGGCTGATGATAAATCAACAGTAGTGCTGTAAGAACTTAAATCTGGATCTGATACAACAACTCCTGAGACAGCTTCACTAATTGCTTGACGTAAGGTGCTTCTCTAATGTATATACAGCACCTGAGACTGATGTAATTTCAGACTGTAGTGATGTTTTTGCTTGTTGAATAGCTGATGCTCGTTCAGCAGTTTCAGTTGCGATTTGATTTTCTATATTAGCAATCTGCGTGTCATACTGATATGAAACACTTGTCGGTACCCACTGACTGCTATCACCGTCTGAGTACCAGACACTTAGCTCAAGAGCATTGGTGTCATACCACATGCTGCCTGGTTGTAGCTCTTCTTCTGGTGGTGGATTAGGACCGAAGTTAATAGTGTTGTATTCAGTTGCTTCTCCAACACGCAGCAGCGCCCACAGCAGCCACTCGTTGAAATCCGATTGTACGTTCTGTTCGTTTAAATCTAACGGAGGTAGAACTGATGGGAAGTTGTCTGATGTCGGAAAATCATCAGGCAGAATCCGTGCTCCACGTCCACCACCTGCTGTCAGTCTTCCTTTAAAAGCTAGCGGCAAAGTAGCAGTTGTTTGTGCTACATCTTCAGCACCCTTTACTGCTTCCCATACTCCAGCATCAGTCCATACATACAAGATGTTGTTGTATGTGTCATACCAAGTAGAACCAATGACTGGTTGCTGCTGCGGAACACTGTCGCCTACATATGCCAGTCCGTCACCACCGTTGGTCTGCCAGTACTGACCATCGATTGATACGAACAGACGTCCTTGTCTAGTATCAAACCATAGATTTCCATCGTCTAGGTAGTTCAGTCCAATTACCATCGATTGACCCGTCAAGGCTAATAATAATTTCCCAACCCGGTGGGTATGGTCCAATATCAATATTATTACCAGCATTTAAACAGTCTGCTAAGTCTTCAATAGCAGCAATGATGCCAGCAAAGTTATGAGGATACGCTTTGCTTACACCACAACTAGTGACTAGCTAGTACGTCTTTGACTGCCGCGACAATTCCACCGTAGCTTTCACGCTGCTGTAGACCTAATTTATAGTATTCGCCAGGCTGAGGTTTCCAAGTCTGAAAGCCTTCAGCATCATAAGTAGGAGTATCCACACTAATTACAGCTTAACTTTCTACTATTGTATCCTCTAGAAGTTACTGTTTAATATGACATATGCGGTTTCTACTTCATCTAGGTTGAGACCCTGAGCTAATGCAAAGATGATTTCAATCGTTGTGATGCCTCCACGTTTGTATGAAGCACCAAACTCTGCAGCTACTTCTTCGATTTCTTTAACAAGCTTTTCTTCAAAGGCTATTCTTGCATCTACAGTTGGATAGCTATTAGGCTCTTTTACTTTTAACTTGTCAATAAACATAGCAGCAATACTATGCTTACACATTTTAAATCCCATCTTATGCTCTCTGCTTTCCCAGCTTTCCATTAAGCCAGCAGCAGAGTTTGTACCAATCGCATTGAAGTCACCTTTTACCCAGTACAGTCGGCAGTGGATATCGTCTTTGCCTGTTGATTTTACGCGTTCCATCGTCCTGTGTTTCTTGTGGTGCACGCAAGATTGCATGCGAATGATTTGGACAACTACAGGTATATGTTGTAGCAGGGCGTAACGTATTGCCTGTTGTAAAGACTTCATCCATCCATGGGTCTACATCAGTATCTAAGTTCATCCATGGTGAGTCTCCTGGCTTACCGAGTGCGTGATAGTAGTTACCGTCATACTCATCAATGCTTAGCTTTGTGAAACTATAGTCTGTAAATACAAGTGTTGAATCACCATCAGGTGGTGAGTACATCTTTAGTTCAGATGTGAAAGGGTACTGATGTGAACTCTAGTCTTGAGCCATCTACTTGGACACCAAGTATCTTGAATGGCAAGATGCTATAGGAAGCTAGGCTAACCTCAGTTGATACCAAATCACCTGTTAAATACTGCTTGCCAAAATACTTTTGATACAAGTCTTTCTGAAAAATATGTAAACCGCTGACTGTGTATGAAGCATCGTCCGATGTAAATATAGATGGCAATGATGTAATGTCATATAGCGTTGGTGGTAGAACCTCACTCTCAGGGGTCTAGAACCTCAATCTCTACATTGCTTACTTTATCTAATGAGCGTACTCCAAAGTAATAGGGAGCATCAATAAACTCAAAGTCTATAAAGGACGATATAGGTTTCTCTACAAAAAAGTTTTTAATCCATACAATCTTTCCTACCAAGTCTTGCGGATTCTCAAACTCTTGGTTCAGCAAGATGGTTGATGTATCTATACTTACTTTGACTTCTGTTGGCTCTTCAAACGTTTTACCTATATACAACGCAGGGTGCTCTTTCTCGTTAAGTACATAGTTCAGTGTTGCTTCAGTCTCACCATCTGTAATGCGTTCACCAATCATCTGCAGTAGTAAACGAGCGTCTGCACCTGGATTGCCTTTTACTCTTAGTTCTCTATTTGCTTTGTACTCTGGATACTTGAGATCATCGTTGTAGACACCTGTGATTGTCCCTAGGTCTGGAGAGCTAACAGGCGTACGCTTCATCACATAATGATTACTACTATCTGCATTCTTTGTTGCAAACTTATAACCATCAAATACTACATCAACTTCGTACGGCGTACCTTGATATAGTTTGGATTGGATTTGCGAGTCTTTATATTCGCCAGAAAAATCGTCCACATCTTGCAGGCGGTACCAAGCAGCTTGGTTGTAATACTCATAACCTTTACGCCATTTAGTCCAGTTACTATCTAAATTATATTTCTCAATAACTGAACGCTGTACGCTACTACCAAACCGCCGGTCACTTGGGTAGTAACCAGCTGCTCCTTTACTCTTGCCAATATCAGTTCGTGTGTTTACTCCTTTAAAAGCAAGCGACCTTGGATTACCAAAGCCGTTCTGCTTTCTCGGCATTAGTACCAGCCGCCTTGGCAACCAAGGATTGGCGCATCTGTAATGTTAGCTGTAGAGTCACGTGCTACCCAAAGTGCTTTGCCTTTAGGAATATATAAAGCACGGCTATAAGGATCACTGCCTACTTGAGGAACTGGAGCCAGGATACGAGGCATGTCTTCCCAGTGGACTACATTGCCAATAGTTGTTGCTGAAACTACCTTACCAATAAAGGCTGCTTGGTTAGGACGCAGATAGTCATTTGCACTACTGAGGTACAAGTTGACTGTATGTGCTGAATTGCCCCTAGCAATTGCATAGATATCTTCAATGATTGCTCCATCGGCTGAGGTCGAATCAACAATCAAAGCAGCAGTGTTGGTACCAGTAATGTCTAGTCCACTGTTTGTTGCAGTATCTAGATTGACTGCATAGTGCAGTACGTGGTCAACCAATAGTGGTTGCTTATTAGTAGCTGTAGCGGCCATTACTTTTTACCTTTCTTTTTATTAATTTTAATCGGTGTTGAACCTGGAGGTTGGACACCATCAAGGTTTGCAAAGCCTTGAAGACCAAGAGTGCGATCGGTCTGCTCTGAGAGCATCATGCCGTTGTCTCCAGGCAGGGGTGTACCAGCACCAACCATTCCCATGAACTCATTTGACATGAGTCCACGATTGCGTGCATCTTCACTCAGACGTACACCTTCCATAGGCTCTTGTGCAGCTCCTGAAGGCTGAGGCTGTGTGCCATATGCGATTGGTCCTTGATAACCAGTACCACGCACATGGTTCTGCTGTTGACCAGAGTTTGCACTCGGTCCAATCAATCCCATGCGTCTATCCATTTCAACACCACTATCTCCATATGGATACTGGTTAACACCGTCCATGCTTCCCAATTGTGGTGACATGTTTGTCACGTTCATTGGATTGTTCATCATCGGACCACCAGGCATGTATGACATATCCTTGGCAATCTTGAACCTATCTGGGTCCAGCATCCGTGCATTTGATTCTCTTTTATCCATCACATACCTCGGTTGTTAGAGTTCAAGTTTTGCTCAGCATTACCTGCAGCTTTCGCATACATCTGCATGCGACGGTCTAGAGCATCAGTTTCAAAAGCTTCTGGGTCTTGCTCAGGCTTTTCAGTTGCTGATACTTGATTATCTACAGACCCAGTCTGATTAGCGTAGTCTTCCATAGGTGCATTGGAAGGTGCATCCTGTTGACTAAAGTTACTGTTCTTTCCTTGGATCATTTCCGCAGGCATGATGTTCACGTTGCCATACTGATTACGTGATTGAGCAATTGCTCCACCTACACCTTCTTCCATGACAGCATCAATGCCTTGTACAAACGGGTTAGACCCTGATTGACGCTGTGCATTTTGAGCATCGATTGCATCTTGACGCTTATCACGACCCATCGTGATTTTCTGAGTCATAACTATTTAGTAAATATCCTATGCCTATTCTACACTTAACGCCACATTGTGCTGAGTGCCATTCGTGAGCCTACTGCTGTATCTGCAGGTCCAGGGACGGCCAGAATAAATTCAGAACCCGCACGTTCAAACGCATAACGACGTACCTCTGGACGACGATAATTAGGCACATACAAAGTCTCAGCCAATCTATCCACCTCGCGAAGGTAGATTTCACGGAAGTACTCATCTCCTTTCAGTGGGTCAGATGTATTAATTGTTCGTTGAACGTCACCAGCAATCACTTCTTGCCGAGACGGGTTCAAGATACGACTGCCGTCTGGGTCAAAGTAATCGTCTGGAATTGCAGCACTTGCTTTCCAAGCAATGTCACAGCGTTTGATGTGATAAACAATCTCGTTATACCAAAGTTCATCTGGCACTAGAGCCATTGCTTCTTCTACACGAGCTCTGTCACCTGCAGGAATCTGTGCACCGGAATTAATTCCTAAGTGATATCTAACTTTTGATTTAAGATGCTCGTCTAATTCCATCACATACCTAGCTTAGAAGGATTGTTGTAAATGCTTGCTAGTTCATTTGCTAGCTGCTGCCTATCATATTCATCAATATCTCCCCCTGCTTGAAGCTTACCCATAAGGCGAGCAGCAGGGCTTTCTGATTTCATGATTGAAGCCATGCCAGCACCTAATCCACCACCAAGGATTGCTCCTGTTAGTCCACCAGCTGCACGAAAGCCAGGACGCATTTTTGCCATGTTGCTTTTTTTGCCACCTGTCATCAGTTCACCAAGGGCATGTGGAAGCTGTCCTCCTGCTACACCCATTGCTGAACCACCGATTGCTCCAAGCATTCCGGCAGTATTTTGTGCTTGTAGACGTTCTTGTTCGTCGTAAGCAGCTTTCATCATTAATGCTTCTTGTAGGTGACAGCATTTATCTCACGCAATACTATATCTAGTTTAGCTAATGAAGATGAGGTCTTCTTCAATCAACTGTTCCCAGTTGACGCGAGGAATATTCTCTAGTTGTTTGAGGTTTGCAAACCGCTCACCACTAAGAGACATTCGTAGTTCAACAATCTTCTTAGCGGTAGCAAATCCTACACCTGGTAGACGTTTAGCAATCTGCTCTGCCTGTGCTGCATTGAGATTTAAACGGATATCTTCCATTGGAACAACTGCATCTGGTGCCTGCTCTTCTGGAACAATGAGTTCAGGTGCTGATACTTTTGCAAGTCGTCCTTTGCCCTTGCTCATAAGGAACTAGTTGGTCAAGCGTTAAATACGTTACCTTGCCTGCTGCGTCACGCACCATTGCAAACTCTTTATCATGCTTACTAATAAACTCTACGAGCTTACCTGTCTTTGTATCTTGAAATAATTTGTGGTCAGCCATATCTTTGGGGTACACTTTCTTTATTATAGGCACAAAAAAAGAGCCCCCGTAGGAGCTCTTCTTTATTGAATAAAGTTGATCAATATCCTTGACCAGCTTCCACACCATAAGGGATGTGAACGTCATCAGCATCTGGAGGCTGCGTCAGGCATGTAGTAGCACACTTCAACCAAGATGGGCGGAAGGTGACTTACGACAAGCACCAGCGGAAGGCTTCAGGCTGCAAATCAAATCAGCGCTAGTGGTGATTTGAACAGGAGTTTTCAACAGTAAGTGCGGGTTCCATCGAGAATGGACTCAAACAGTGAGAACTCACCGACTGAATTGAAGTAACCGTAATCAGCATTTGGAACACTAGTAACAGGATCTACTTCTGGAATTGCAGTTGCAGGAACTGCAGCAGGAGTAGTAATTACCTGCAACAGTTAGCGTTGCAGAACCAGCAAGGGTCTCTTCACGAACACCAGGGAGCGCTAACTGCAGTGCGATACACAACAGCGCCTTCAGGTACAACAAACGGCTTGTCCTTACGAGGCTTGTCATCTTGACGAAGGTCAGGAGACAGAATCTCAAGGTCATAAGTGCCAGCGGCGAGAACGCCGTCAACATCCAATACACCTTTGTTGTCAGGGTTCAGTACAAGAGCACCGATACCTTTGAAGAACTCAACGCCAGGGATTGCCTCGACGCCTTGCTCGCGATATGCGTTCAAATGAGCAACGTAGTTTCCGGGAAAAATAATAGACATAGTTAGTACTCCTATCAATATACGAAAGAGTAACCAACCGTGATGAAATCCTTATTCAGGGTTTCAAAACCGGCGAACAAGCTCCAAATCATAATGATGAATCGTGAGAAATCATCGTTGTTGTTCAACAAGATTTGAGCGTTGTTACCACCAATACCTACGCCGACAGCCTGTGGACCGAAGAAGATCAACTGAGCAGCGCCGTAATCGGCGGCACTAGCAGATTCGTCAGTAATTGCCAGGTTGTAGGAAGTTTCAGGCAGGTTGGTGGACTCGAACCAGCGGACACCTTCGAAGAGGAATCCGGTAGGCATCACGGGTTGACCAGCAACAAAGCCAGCTTGTCCGTATGCAGGACCCATGCCTTTATAGAAGTTGGCATTAGGTGCCAGACCTGGGTTCATGGGGTCAACCATGCCCGTGCCTGGGTAACGTGCGATTTCGCGGAAGTCGCTGTTCTGACGCAGGTGCATCATTGCAGTGGGGTCCACGATGCAACGGTAGTAACCATCAGCGAAGGTAGGGACGTTGCGCTTACGCATGTCCTTAACGACTTCGAGGAGGTCGGTCTTAACATCAAACTTGGCAGATTCACCAGCTGCGTAGGTGACTCCAAGAGTTCCAAGGCCGCCGTCATCTTTGGCTTTACCACCGGGAAGGTAGTAACCACCTTGCTCGTTGGAAGATTTGCCACAAGCTTCTGCTTTCAGCAGTTCGTTAGCAAACACCCGATCGCGCCAACGACGATAGTCATCGAGCAGCGTTAGTGAACCAATGGATTGGTGGAAAACGTTCAGGTTGCCAGTATCAAGCAGCAAACGCTGAGCAGTGATCAGGGTTTCGCGAGCTACCTTGAAGGTAGAAGGCTGAGTTGCATCGCGGGAATCAGCAGGGGCCGGTGTACTCACGGAGAGTAACCGAGCACTTTGTCCTTGACGATGTTGCGTGCGGATGCGGATCCAAGGGTTTGGTCGGCGGTCCGCTCACGGGACTCCTTAGTGCCAGGCTTACCCCAGAAGCGGTAACGATCAAGCTGCACGGTCTGACCAGGCTGCTTAGAGAAATCGTGTACTACCACGGGCTCAACTGCCATCTCAATGATGTAGGCAGGATGAGGACGGTAAAGTTCTGCACCAAGAAGCTTCGGAAAATCATTATCAATCCACATGGATTAATACTCCGTAAGCTAAAAGGTTTATAAGTGACTTCGACGGGTCACATATATAGATAGTAATGTATGTCGTTATACTTATGTATATGTACCCAAATATCTTATGGTATGGATTTTATTAATGACAAAATTTGGAAACCTATTCATACCCTGACTGGCTTTGAGTGCTGTATCGAATACTATGTAAACGAAGAAGGGCAAGTGAAAAGCACTAAAGGTGTGATTGAACGCATCTTAAAACAACGCATCAATAAGAACGGATATGCTCAAGTTAATCTGACTCAACGCATTGGACGTAAGAGCACAATCACTACTACTGTTCATAAACTAGTAGGCACTAGCTTTCTTAGATAAACCTGCTGCTAGTCCAGGTAAAGCTAAAGGGTGCAGTCGTATTCAGCATATTGATGGTTGTAAATCTAATAACTGCGTTGGTAATCTTAAATGGACTAAAATAGAAGAAAGTGATAACTAAACACAATGGCTGATAGTCTGGTTCTTACTGGTGTTAAGGACGTTAAAAAGCACACTGGTACTGAAATGCTTCTGACACGTCCGAAGCGTGGTGGTGATACGCACTCCTTAAAAGAATGGTGGAAAGTAGGACCTAACAAATGCTATGTCATGTGCACAGTATTTGATGTGACTACAGCAAACGGTACTGTCAAGCTTGTGCTTGATAGCAATGCTGGTACTAACCTACGTATTGACCACGACGGTTCTTTTAACTTTGACTTCTACGGTATCAATGAAGTACGCCGTGGAGCATTGTTCACATCTACATATGAGTTGATTGAACATTATGTCTTCCCTATCATCAGTGGTGGCAAGGTAATGACTGTTACTCCTGCTGGTGGAGCTAGTCGTCCTAACGCTACTCCGACTGATACAGCAATTGGTACTGTAACTATTAGTGGTGTAACTGCTCCTGTTGATTCCACAATTGAAAGCTACAGCGTGGCAGTCAGTGGTGATGCTACAAGCCTCACTTATGCTTGGTCTGTGAGTGGATCTGGTGCTGCATCAGGTGGCTCAACTGGTTCAACTTTCAGTGTTGCTTACACAGGTACCACCGACGCAAGCACAGTGACTTGTGTTGTGACTTCTGGTGATGGTACTGCTACTGATAGTCCAGCAACTGGAACGCTTGCTATTGATATTCCAACCGCTTAACGACAGAGGCTATATCGCATAGCATTTACTTCTGCTCCTGATAAATACTCTTGCCCTATGACGCACTGTACGTTGTAGGGCAATCTTCTTGTGTTCCTAGCATGGAATCCAATATAGAAGAAGTCATTCAGGCGTACATACATCTTGTCGTATGGATGCTCTTGCCTATCTTTTGTATAGAGACGGACATCAAACCAAGCATCGATATACTTGTTGCCTGTCTTTAGATTCTTTAAGTCCACACTAATGTAAGCATCTGACTTACCACCAAGACTTGAGCGTCTAATTAGTGCAGGGTCGTATGTATTGACTGTAGTCAAATCCTTGCTTTCATCTATCACAGCAGGGAAGTATGTATTGATTACTGATAAGTCTGCATCTGTAATTTGAGCACATTCCCATCCTGGCTCTTCAAAGCATGCAAAAGCATAATCTTGGTTGATTGCTACATCAACACGTATGAAGTGATTCTCTTTACCGAATAGTCCTACTGTGTCTTTGTAGTTAATCTCAAAAGGAATGATAGTCACACGGTCCTTTTGTGGACTATTGATGGACCCTCCCTCTGCATAATTCAGAGACTTATTACTAGATGAGTATCCAGGATTTGTGTAGTCACTTGCACCATAGATAATATGTCTATCTAGGATGCGTTGTGTGACATCCTTCGCACCCTCGTTCATGAGATTATTGCATCTGTTACTTCTATTGTAATTTACAAATACTCATTGATTTCGTCAGAGTTAGAACGTAATGCTCTAAGTGCTTTGTGCTCTAATGTACGAACACGGTCACGGCTCATGTTAAGCACTTGACCAATAGCTGTCATTGACATTGGTTCAAGCATCTCATCACCAATTCCATAACGCATAGCCACAACAGCAGCTTGCATCTCAGGTAGCTCTGAAATCAATTCACGGATATCTTCTTTAATATATTGACGCTCAAGGATAAGCTCAGGTAGCTGTGATTCATCCTCAAGCAGGTCGATTAGAGCAGTATCTCTGTTCTCTCCAATCTTGATTTCTAGTGATGTAGGCTGACGTGCCTTACACATTAAATCTTTAATTTCATCTACAGTCAGGTCTAAGTATGCAGCAAGGTCAAATACATTTGGCATTTGTCCGTTCATCTGACTTAGTTCACGCTGGGCTTTTTTAAGTTTGTTGAGGTTCTCAGTAATGTGGATTGGTAAACGGATTGCTCTGCTCTTTTCCGCAATCGCCCTTGTAATGCCTTGTCGAATCCACCAATATGCATAAGTAGAGAACTTATAGCCACGACCAGGATCGAACTTCTCCACACCACGGACGAGTCCGATTGTTCCTTCTTGGATGATGTCCAAGAGCTCCATATTACGCTTGGTATATTTCTTTGCGACAGAGACAACAAGACGAAGATTAGCGGTAACCATCTTGTCTTTTGCTCGTTCGCCATCACGCATCTCTTTTTTAATTTGCTTGTGAGTGATGTCCATAGCATCAGCTAAACCTTCTTCATCTAGCTCAAGCTCTTTTCTCATCTCCTTTAGTACCATCATACGCTGCACTTGACGTCCTAAAAGGATTTCTTCGTCATGCTCTAGAAGTGGAATACGTCCGATGTCCCGCAGATAAGAACGTACTGAATCTCCTGAAAGTTTTACTGACATATATTCTTTTTTGGGTATACTTAACTCTAGCCTATTATTCTAGCTTCGTCAACACTTAACCGTGTAATCTTGCATACCTAAGTGACTTTTTAGGTTGCTCTCCATCTTCCATAGACTCCACAGCCATTGCTTGAGCTGCATGCTCGTTAAATCCTTTCTCTTTATAGATTGATTCTGCTTCTTGATATTTTTCAACACTACTTTCAAAGTCTTCGCCGTGAGTAAGCATCTCTGCTGTCATCTGATTAGCTGCCTGGTCTGGCACGCCATCAGTCTTCAGATGCTTCCAGATAGTCTGGAATACTTCAGGGTCTTGTTGTGTTTCTTGTCCAGCTAAACGCACGGTATAAGTATTAGCAACCTATACCGATTGTACTAGATTTACTTTCCCATCTGGTTTTGAACGAGGTCAGGATTCATTCCTACTGACATTGCTTTTCCAGTAGCAATGCTGTTGCGGACTGCTTCACCTTCAATGTCACTCATCTGTGACATGTACTGAGTAGCAGGTGAACCAAGCACTTCCATTACTTCTGCCTTACGCTCGTTAGCAAACGATGCAGCTTTATATTCGTCGTTAGCACCAACCAATTGCTCTTTGCGAAATCCTTGTACACCTGCAGATTGTGCTTGAGACAATGCATCGCTTTGACGCACCATCATGTTTTGCTCCGCCAGACGCTCATTGTTATAAGGCTGGGTGTTAACGGATGGTTTAGATGCACCACCACCATCAAAAGCATTTGCTCCCATAGGAGCAGATGTACGGTTCATTCCATCAAGCCCACGCATTGCGCTGGACTGTGGAAGCATCTGCTCTGCAATAGTATAAGGATTAGCCATTGTTTAATTGATTCTCATATATACATTGTAAGGGGATACGTTATGTACCCCCTCACGGTTTTTATCAGAGGTCTTGGATCATCATCTTCTGCTGGAAGGCAGCTGGAGGAGCCTGTGCCAGGACTTTCCATGCATCTTCAGGATTAGTATCCATCATGTCTCCGAAGCCACCCCAGAAGTCATTGGCGGGGTTTGCCTGACGACCTGGTGTTGGCATCTCTTGAACAGGACGTTGGAAGTTCTGTGGAACCTGACCTTGCTCTTGAGCAATGATTTCAGCTTCGAACTGTTCACGTGCTTGCATCTGTGCAAGTTCAGCTGCTTCGCTTTCGGTCAGCGTTGGATAAGGACCTTCCATACCGAAGAAGTCGTTGACATAATCAGCCAAGACATCAGGGTCGGTAAGCATCAGGTTCATTGCTGCACGCTCTTCACCAGCTGCTTCAAGCACCAAAGACTGATGCTGACCACGCTGCACTTGCTCAATGAGGGCATCCTCAACGGCACATGCATAGGTGTTCAGAAGGTTGGGAGCTTCAGCACCGAAGTGCTCAAGAACTTCAAGACTTTCGTCGCTGATTTGACTTAGATACGCGTCCCGTGCCGGAGCCTGACTTTCTGCCAGAGCCGGAGCCGGTGCGGCCACTTGCTGTTGCAGTGCCTGTTGCATCAAAGCCTGGGTTGAAGCTTGGGGAGAGTAGGTCTGCTGCGCCGAATACTGGGCTTGAGGTGCTTGAGCCTGGGGCATTGAAGCCCAATTGGTTTGTGTAGCTGCCTGGGGCGTTGGCGTCACTTGGTAAGCCGAGGGTGACACCTGGGCCTGGGACTGGTTGTTTGTATTCAAACTTGCGCTGAGCGCCTGGAACGCCTGCTGCCATGGATTGCCCTGGGGTGCCGAAGCCTGCGGGGCCGGGGCCTGTCCCTGGTAAGCCGGAGCCTGAGGCATTTGGGGCACCTGGACCTGATATGCCTGCGAGGCTTGTCCTTGGTTGCTCGCGTACTGGCTGTCCTGCGCTGGCGCGGCGTAAGTCTGCGGGGCTGAGGCTTGGGGGGCGCTCGTCTGAGCTGTCTGGATGGTACTTTCCACTGTAACTTAACTCCTTACGTAAAAATTCGAGTGATCTATATAGGAACCCAGTAATATCTAGGTTGGGGTCAGACGCCAGTGGAAGTTCTGGTGTCTGTGGATGGGGCAACTGATATAGTTGACCTAATAATCCGATGAAACTGTTAATACTTTGCTGAGTTTGTTGGACCATTCGGAATGGGTAGCCACTCAACATTGCTGCCCTTTCTTCGTCAGTCTTGCTTGGGAAAAGGTACTTAAGTGCTTCAATAGAATCCACACCCAGTTCTTGAAGGTTACGTACGACAATACTGTTATTAAGTATGTCTTGTGCGTCATCTTCAAAGATGTCACCCATCCAACGCCAGCTAACTAAAGTGCTACCGTCGGGGATTAAACCTGTTACTCCGTCAGGCATTTCGCCTGTATCTAGACTAACACGAATTGCTTCTTCCCTTTTCTTGGTGAACTTCTCTATAGCAGCAATGTATTTTTCCATTGCTACTGAGTATTCCTGAGGGTCTTCAAACTCTTCCTGCAGTGGTACTACAGGTTGTTTGAGACCGATTGCAACTGCAAAGCTCTCCTTAAACATCTTCTCTTCATGCTGAATCATCAGACTGAAGAGTTTGCATAAGCCGTAGCTGAACAGTGCTTTTGCTTTCTTCTCTGCTGTAGCAGCACACCTTCCGTACAGAGATTTCATTTCATATGCAGTAGAAGCAGTGTTGATGTCAATATCATCTACACCACCCAGTGCCAGTCTGATTTCAGAACGGTACTGTTTGATATACATATTCTGGTCACCACTCACACTGTCAGGCGTGAGGTAGTTGACACGGTCAGTTGGCTCAAGGTTTGCGATTACTCGGGGCACCTTAATTTGACCATCTAAAGCAGACGCGCCACCAAACGGTTCACTGACTCGGGTGCTACTACGTCCAATAGCAGCAAAGCCTGCTTGGCTACTAATAGTTGGACGGAAGCTACCTTCATCACCACTCTCAATAATGTCGTGTTTGGGGCGACTAGAGATTAGTGTGGGGTTACCAAAGAACTTGAGGTTCTTACGGACGTTTTTGACTAGCTCATCGTGATAGAGAATCTGATTGGCTAACCAATCAAACTCACCATTACCTGTAGCTTCACCAGTACAGTCCATGTGATTGAACACTTCGACTGCTGGAATGAAACCGAGACTATTGGTTAAGACCTCAGTCTCACCCTGCATGTTATTGATTTGAGCTCCCATCTCGTTCTCAAAGTCAATCCTCTCATTAGAGATTGTCTGTTCGATACGGTCACGGAATACTTTCAGTCGGATGTATTTTTTCTTACCGCCTTTACCGTCTGACCTTGCAAATGTATCAAGCAGATTAGGCTCTTGTACATTAAAAGTATAAATTAAGACGATGTTCTCAAGGTCACCATTCTGGTCACGATAAGCACGATAGTTTTCTTTAGGGAAGAACAGAAGCTGATAATCATCTCCTGATGGCCTGAAGTAGAACAGACCTTGTCCGTCACATAAGAAGTAATCAACAATACTGTCGAGCTTCATCTCAAGCATGTTGTGATCTACAACACGTTTGACAAACTCTTTGCGATAACCGAAGCTATCTTGGTCTGCGTAGAACTCAATACCCTTACGCAGCATGAACATCCTCATCTGTGATAGATGAGAACTGACAATCATTGAATCAACAGCAAGGTCCCCACGCCGTTCTTTCGCGGCTGTGAGGATCTGTTCAAACTGACTGTTAACTTGATTCATTCTATAACTGCTTCATTAATAAATAGTCTAACTGCTAATGATTAAATCTTGCCAAGCTTTTTAAAGTTAGGAGATTCAACAGGGTCTTGTGCTTCTGCACCTTTAAAATCATTAGGTGTGAAGTTGTACATATCACCGAAGATATTGGCAGACATCACTTCACTGCGTGCACGGCTAGCTTTTGTACGCTCTGCAAGGCGCTGATCAATGTTATCAATGTTGATGGTTTGATTTCTGTCTGCTGCTCGAATAGATTTCTCCGCATGCCCTCTATTTTCGAACTGCTTTTGAAAGTCCCTGTTTTGGGTCATGTACCGATCTAAGAATGCAGCGCTCTTGGCAGGGCTGTCTTCATCGTGGAACATGCCTCCCATGGTTCCGGCAGATACAGGAGTATCCATTCCACCCTTTCCGCCTTGGTAGTTAAATACTTTTGTATTACCACCGTACTGACGGATAGAATTATCTTGACTGTTATTAACTAGATTGTTGTCTCCATTAATATTAGTATTAATGTCATTGTCTTGTCTCACATCTTGGCTTTGGCTGGAATCTGTATTTGACTTCTGATTTTGATTCGGACTCTGATTATTAGTTACTGAAGGACTTGCTTGCTGTGCTTGTGCTTTCTCTTTTGCTTTGCCTCGGTTTGCCATTAACGTGTCATATCTTGCCCTATCACTATCTCCAAAAACCCTTCCACCTTCAAGAGCCTCGAAAGCTACTTCTTGGTCTAATCCCTTAGTACTTTCTTGATACTTTTTATATAAGCCTTCAGCTGTATTGCCGTCGTGTTTTACTTTATCAAAATAATCTAGTGAGCCCATTTCATTTATAAATCAAAGCTGTCCCTATTGTAGTCTAATTGTAAATTACCTCGTCTCAATAGTCCTCCCATTGTTAATACCATACTGTCTACAGCATCATCATGAGTTGTCTGTCCAAAGTTAAGTAGCTCTTCTTCTAATACATCCCACTTACGCCATTTGTTCCATACCACTCGTTTGTGTTCATATAGACCAAGTACACCTCGTAGTCTTGCTAGTTTGTCGCCTTTGAATCCTTTAACAGGGGACATGGTGAGGTTATATAGAGCACGATTATCAAGCATGATGCGCTTGAAATCACCTTCAAATGAGTTCTGATATGCAACAGCTTCAGGCCATATCATGCACGGTGACATTGTTGGGAAGTATTGTCCTTCATCGTTCTCTTCAAGGATGTTCCAGTCAGCCAACATCTCGCACATAATGTCTATCTTTTCTAGGTTGCCGAGCGTACGTGCACGTCTCTGGTCAATCAGATATATCTTCCCGTCTTTAATTCCCCCAAGGGTCATGACGGTCCAGTCATTTTTCTCTTTAAGACCAGCACTAAGGTCCATTCCAATGCCTAGGCAGTCGTAATCTTCTGGCACTTCTGCTTTAACAATCAGCTCTGGAGAAATACCAACATCAGCAGACTTAACTGCGGTGTTGAGGTACTGGTATGCAAATGCAACACGGTCTTCACTCTTACGTTCGTTTAGATATTTCATAGACCAGAATTCTGGCCAGTATGAACGTTGTCTACCATCACTGTCAGTAATGACTGCTTTCTGGATTATCTGTTTCCAATTGTTCTTAGGAACGAAAAGCGTGGCGTGGATGTCATCAAAGTGAAAACGGGTACCCAAGCAAATAGCCCGTGCCCCTTGAAACATCGTCGGTGCAATAACGTTAGACCATGTCTGTTCCATCTCACGGCGAATATCCGGATTGTTGATGGAAGCTGCGGACTTGATAGGGTCATCGATAAGCACCAGCTGGGATCTCTTTGAAGTAATGGCTCCCTTGAGACCCCCACACGCAATTGTAAAAGCCTCTTCACCTGCTGTATCAATCCCTGCAAAGTCATAGTCAATACTCCAATATTCATCTGAACGCTTAATCTTTGAGAGCCTCACCATTGGGAATATCTCTCTGTACTTATTACTTGTAAGAATGCCTTTGATAGTTGCAGACTTAGCTCGACTAATATCAACCATGTAGGCGATATATAGAATACGCAGCATCTGTTTAGCAGCAGCGTGTCTGCCAATCATCCATGCTGCAAACAATCCGAGGACTGTGGATTTGGCAGAACCACGTGGTGCAAGGATTGCAGTATTAGGTCCACCTACTCCTAGTAAGCACTCAGTATCTTCACCTGTGCATAGCTCTGCATGCCACTCCAGCATATGATTAGCAGGAGATTTACCCATATAATCACAAAAATCTTTGAAGTCGTCTCTCGCTCTAAGTACTTCTGGTGATGGTGGTTTTACGGTTACTTTTGTTGCTGTCATTAAGGCAGCACGTTTAAATGCTAATGCGCTACTTGCAATTGCCATACTGTTAAACTTTTGTCTTTAGTCTAACGGCTAGTATCTTCCCTCGGCATATCTTTGAGCAATCCTATCTTCTGCTCTTGATTTAGCACGCATAACAATTGCACGCTGTCTATCTTCTTCATAAGCAATACCAATTGCTGCTGCCATAGCTGCTGCTTCTTCTGCACGGTCACCCATAAAGAATGATTCAACTCCTGCACCTGGAATAGATGGTAGTCGTTGCTGCAGTGTGCCTTGCAGCCGAATACGGTTAACACTTAAGTCAGGAGTGTTAGTCAGTAACTCAGGTAGTAGCAGGTCTAGATCATCCATTCGTTACCTCTGCATAGACCTTTGCCCACACTGCGTTGATTGCATTCTCCATAGGTTCTGCAAACTGTGGGTCATCTTTAAAGATGGAAGTAATCTCACGCATTACACGGTCAGCACCTGCAAGGATAAGACCACGCTTATCAGTTGTCTTATTCATTCGGTCTGACGTTTCAATATGAGACCGTAGCTCTTTCTCTAATGCTGCTAATCTTGCACAACCATTATCACCTTTGATTTCTCCTGCTGTAATTGCCATTCGAAGCTCTTGAATATCAGAGTGAAGAGCAGCAATCTCACTATTGAGAATTTCACGACGGTTAAGTTTTTTATATTTCATCTTTACCCAACGAGCTAAATCGTTGAATGTACCTGGATACTTGAGAATACCTGCATATACCCAAATCTCAATAATGCTTGGAGTGACATCAGCAAATTCTTTGAAGTCTTCTGATTCAGCAGCAGGGAGAGTGTCTAGCCATTGGTCTACATAAGTAATGTAAACCTTGCCTCCAGCTTGTTTGGTTGATGCAGTCATCAGAATGCCCTCGCCATAGTACGTGACCTAGCACTTTGACGATTAGATTTCTGTGCTTCAATCTTGTCACCTTCTTGCATCGTCTTACGGTCCTCACTTCCTTGAGAACCAATCTTACGGACATCTTGGTCACCTTGAGCACCAATCTTGCGAACATCTTGGTCGCCTTGTGCTCCAATTGTCTGTCGGTCTTGGTCTCCTTGAGCTCCAATAGTCAGACGATCTTGGTCTCCAGTAGCACCAATCTTATCAATATCAATCTTTCCTTGAGTCTGAAGGTTCATTCGGTCTTGTTCACCTTGAACTCCAACCGTTACTCGGTCTTGCTCCCCTTGAGTAATCTTACTAAGCCTATCCTGTTGCCCTTCAGCACTAATGTTTGAACGTTGCTGTTCTCCTGTAGCACTAAGCATTCCTAAGTCACGACCATGTTGTGCTATTAGCAAAATCGTTTTCAAAGTTAAACTGAGCTTCCATGGATTGCATTCCATAGTTAAACTCGTTTCTTCATATTAGCCGCTTGGTTTTCGGTTGCTCCAAGTCAGCCTGATGCGTCATATTCTCTTGTGGCTAAAGCAGAGTTATGCGTTGACATCTGCTGTGCAAGCATGGAATCAAATCCAGACTGCACCATATTCCTTGATATGCCTGTTTCTGTGCAGTCAGTCCAGCATCTCCACTGTCTCCATTCCATAGAAATCATCCATGATGTTCTGGAAAATTGAACATCCCACCTTGAGAGCCCTTACTTTACTCTTTGCCATAGTATCTACGTTGAGTCATACCTTATTGTATCTATTCTAATTCCTTACAATAGTGAAAGGTAATGCACATTAGATATGCGGTTTGCTTCTATCGGTGGTCAAAGTAATTACGCTCAAGCAGGTAAGGCTGTAGCTAATGAAGGAGAAAAAGCTCTAAACGTTACCCGTCAGAATTCTGTTGACTTTGGTGGATTGGCACGGGCTGGAATGCAAGTCAGGTCTGATGAAAAAGTTGCTGCTACTAAAGCAGGTGCTTATGTTGAAGAAGCGAAGATTGCTGCTAATAAGACGACTAAACTACATGCTGCAAAGATGTCACAGGCCAAGAGTGGTGTCATGCGTAAAGCTGGTGGTCTTATTGCACTAGGTGTTGGTGGACTTGCAGAGAAATCAGAGAAGCGTGACTACTCTCTCTATGACAAGAAGATTGCAGGAATGAAAGAGAAAAATGCTGCAGATAGAGTGACCATGGCTGGCATAGATACCAGTGGTAAAAAGACTGAAGCACCTACAACTCCTGCTTCTAATACTGGTGGTACCGCTGTTTCGGGTGCAAGCACTACATCCTCTTCTGCTAAACCAATGAAGAGTGGAGATACAGCTATGAATATGATGCGTGATTTAACTGGTGATGGCTATAGTCCAACTCAAGCTGCTGCTATTACTGGCAACGCTCAATATGAAAGTGCTAACTTCACTGCTCATGAAGAGTATGCACCAAATGCATATGGAACGAAAGGTGCTGGCTACTTTCAATGGACAAATGCTGGTGGCTCTAATAGGAGAGATAACTTTGAAAACTATGCAAAGAATAATAAACTAGACCCACGTTCATATCAAGCTAATACCGGATTCATGATGCACGAACTTAAGGGCGGCGCTGGTAACCACTGGACTGGGGGCATGAATGACCAAGGGCTTCCGTCAAATTGGTGACTTGTCTACTGCTGTTAATGCTTTCCAAAATAATTACTTACGTCCTGCTAAAGACACTGCTAATACTAGTCAGCGTCTAAGCAATGCTCAGAATATTCTTCAACAATTCCAGTCTCAGAATAGTTAAACAGCAAACGCAGCACCAAGTGAAGACAGTCCAGCTACTAATGCTTGGATTGATTCACGACGACGATTCTTTTCATCCTTACGGTCTGCACGTTCCATAGACTCACGACGGAACATCAGTTCATCAGCACGAGATTCACGTGCATCAATACGGTCTGCTAGACGATTCTTATCTGACTGTGCCATTTGAGCACGTGTCAGTTCCATTTGGTTAGCAACATCAGTACGTCCAGCATTGAACTGCTCTGCTTGGACTCTACGTGCTTCTCTCTGTTGAGGAGAATTAAAAGCATCTGATTGAATTTGTGCTGTATCTTTTCTTTGATTACTTCGTCGTTGGTCAGCAACCATTCCTGTTAAAGTTGCTACGTCCTTAACTTCTCCAGCATTTCCACCTAACGCAGTCAATTGACGACTAAGTGTTCTTGATTGACCTGCGTCTTCTACACGTAGCCCAAGGGCACCTTTATTGCCCATGTCAGCTGCAGTTACATCTACACCTAACGCTGCTGCTTTCTGCCCTGCTGCACTACGGTTGTATCTATTAAGTTCTCCAATATTAGAACGGCTATCTAAATACTCAGAATCTCCACCAAATGCACGTTGAATTAAATTAGGTTCATATTTACCTGTACCTTCATCTTTCTGCAAGCGTCCTTCAGCAGCATCTCGTCCACCACCAAATTCGTACTTAAGCCAATTTAAAGGGTCCATCTTCTGAAAGCTCTATCCTTCTACTATTTTACACAGCTGCGAGAGCTTGTTTTGCTTCAAGCCTCATCAGTCGTGTTTCAAGTTGTTGATTAGCACGCACCAACAGTCCAATCAGGTCTGTGGTATCAATGCAGAGCTTACCAATACTCTCGTCATAGTAGGTAGCGTCAGGTACAACTTTTGGAACTCCTGTGCAATAAACCCATGATGCATACGCTCTGGGCTTGCACTGTACTCTTCCTTATAGAAGAAGGTGACAGGACGCAAGCTACGTAGGGTAGTTAATGCATCATCAATCGTATCTACTGTATGCTTCGTGCTCTCGTCACTCAAGCCAATAGCAGCACCAGCAATACTACCGATGGCACCCATCATTCCAGTTGATTCCTGTGCACTAGCACTTTCTCTGCAGCTTTGACTTGTGCTTTAGCTTGTACACTTGCTGCAGTTACTTGTGCTTCTGCTGCCATTGCAGCTTGCTTCTCTTTAGACCTTGCATCCATTGCTGTTGCAGCAATCTGGTCATACTTAGGTGAGCTCTCTCTAACGCTGCCAAAGGCATCGGCAACACTCACTGCATCTGCTGCAGCTCCAGCATTACTTCCTACTGCTCCAGAACGTAGTTGAATAGGATCAAACTTACCTGCAAATCTAGTCATCTAACTATTGTTCTAGTATCTTTTTATTTTAACCGGTTCACATATTTGCTTTAAACCAACTGTCGGCTTCACTTTTAGCAGTGTCCCAAGTATTCTTTTTACCAAGTGCTCCTAGCCCTCCAGAGATACCACTACTTAGTCCACCTACAATTCCACCAAAATGAGCAGCATCAGCTTGTGCAGCACCTGCTTTCTCTGTTGCTTTGGCTTGAACTCCAGCTGCAGCTACTGCTCCTTGTGCTTGCATACTCATAGCTCTTTCTTCAGATTGGTTCTGAAGAGATTGATTAGCAACCATCCCTAAATTAGGACTATTGCCCATGAACTGTTCAGCCCTATCTCCTGCAAATCTCATTATTCAAGGCTCATATCAGTTCTTTTATTGTACTGTCTTTCGTTTTCTTCTTTATTACGACGACGGCGTTCACCTTCAATAAGGTTTCCTCCGATTTGACCAGCAGCTAGTCCTGCAAGTCCTCCAATCAGTCCACCTCTAATTGGTTTCTGCATACGTACACCAGCTGCTCCACCTGCTACTGAACTGACAAAAGGAATAACACCTGTTGTTAGTGGAAGGCTTCTACCCAAGAACTGTAGTTCTGGACCATGGATTCCTTCGTCTGTTGTTTTCAGTACACCACCAGGTAGTGTTAGATCACCATCCATAGGATTCAAGTCAGTATTCTTGTCATACTTAAATGCTTGATACCTGTTGTATTCGTCCTTGCTTACGTCTGGTCTTACTTTTGAAAACTCATCATAAGGCAGTAAGTTTCCTGTACGTCCCATGAAATATTTTAGTGCTACTTCTTCTAAAACGTTAGCTGTCTTCGTTGGGTCTTCTTCACTAGGCACCGCAGCTTTATAGCCTTCAGCTCCACCAAAGGGTGTTAATAGTCCTAATCCTGTGTTGATTGCAATTCCACTTGGGATAGCCAATGACTGCAATACTCCTGGCTCAAAATTACGTTTTACATATTTAGCATCATTACCCTTACCGCTAACACTATATCCACGTCTTGGTTGTAACTGTCCGTCAATCATCTTGGCTGCACCCTGCTCCATAGCCTGAGCCTTGGCAGAGGGTCTCAGTACATCCCCTGTTAACTCATTAATGACATCAGTCTTACCGTAAAGATTTGGGGCATTCTTTGCTGTTGCATTTGCTGCTTTGAGTACTCCTTCATTAATCACTTCACCAGATGCTTGTAATGCATTAAGCAACCAGTAAAACCTACGTGTAGAATCTTGTGTCAAGTCAGCACCTACTGAGCCAAGCACCTGACCTGTTTGATATGCCTTACTTCTATCTGTTGCTAAACCTAAGTCCATCTCCTGTCTAGCTTGTACACCTTCAGGAGTAGCTGTCTTTGTTAGTTCTCTAATGCGTTGTCCTAATGGATAAGCAGCAGTCATTTGGTCCCACTTTGGACCCTCTGACTGTTTACCTTGTAGTTCACGCTCTCGGTACATTCCTTTGCGAGCGTCTTCTCCACCAATCGCATAGTCGTGCTTGAAGCCCTCCTTTACTTCACCTAGTTGTTTCAGTAGTCCAGCGAATCTTCCAGCCATTGTCTTTAACGCAACAAGTCAGTTTGGTTGTATCCACCGATGCCTAGCTGTGCGAGCATCTGTCGTTCAATCTCTGAGCGATACTGCTGATCACCTTCTTGTTGCAGTTTTTCCCAAGGTGTAGTGCCTCCACCCTTGGCTCGTAGTACTGCATCTGATACAACTTGACCTCCCATATCTCCAACTAAGTTTCCTGCCAGCTCAGCTCCCATTCGTGGTAGCGCCCTGTTGGCCAAACTTACCTAATGCACTAACTGCACCTACACCACCAAGTGCGCCGCCAATGGCGGTGCTTCCTCCAGCAATTAATTTATCTCCTAAGTCACCAGGTGTCATAGCACCTTGCATTACACCGAAGACTGCATCAGGTGCAAAGTTAGCTGCAACGTTTCCTGCAGTTACTCCGCCTGGTCCCATGTAATTAGCAAGAGCATTTCCTGCAAATTTTTTGACTGCTCCCATGCCACCTTTCGTTGCAGCTCCTTTAGCTGCTCCCATTAAGCCTGGGATTGCAAGCTGTGCAGCTTTTGCTCCACCTGTTAATCCTTTTGCCATTCCAATTGCTGATGCAAGCTTTGCACCAATTCCAAGTTTTGCTAATCCAGCTCCGGCAGCTGCTACTAAAGGTACAGGCATTTAATTATTCTTGAGGCGGTACTCCCATTTTAGCGGCATTCCATTGTGCACCTTGATTAGAAGTTCCAAACATCTTCATCCAGTTAGCAGTTCGTTTTGTTTCTTCTGGATTGTTCATTAGCTCCATAGCACGAGAACCTACTTCCCCAGCCATACGTCGGTTTGACTTTGACAAGTCTCCAGTGGGATTTACTTCTGTTGTACCGTTCGTCGATGCAAATGAGTTAGGTGTTTCACGAGACTTCTGTTGGTTCAGTCGTCCGTTTTGGATATCCTTTTGATTGAAGTTCATCGGTACTGCTCCTGTTCACGTTGGTCACGTTCGCCACCAATCAAAGCAGCTAAGCCTGCAGTAGCACCTGCGGCGGCAGCCGCGCCTCCAAACTGTCTGCCTCTAATGCCACGTTTAATGCGACTACTGACCTCTTGACGATTTGCTTTTGTATAAGTAGGACCGTCAGGTGCAGAACGATAAGAATTAGAGCCTGGCTCTGGACCTTGAGCTGGTCCATCTAGTTTAAACAATTCAGCTCGCATATTTGCAGGCACGTCACGTGGCGTGTCTCCACCTGACCATGGATTTACTATTTTTGCATTACTGTTATTTCCTCCCATCCATCCACCTTGACCAGCATCTGCCATAGGAGCAGATTGATTACCAGTGATGTCTCCTGGAGTAGGGGCAATAGATGGTGTAGGTGCTTGTTGGATAGGCTGCTTGCTAAAGACATTCTCAGGAATGCGGTTTCCTACATTTACATTAGGAATACCTCTTTGCCTGAATTGTTGTTCACCTGATGCATCCGTAATAATTCTACCAGCTGGTCTACGTGCAGTCTCACCTTTGTTAAATTCACTTTCATTAGGTACTTCTAGTCTCCGTCCTTTAGGTGCAGGTCCTAGTAATCTGTCCCCAAATTTCTGAGGTCCTGCTGCAGGTTCAGCTTGAGCACCTACTTTCATCAGTCGTGCAATTTCTCCAACCTCAATAGCTTCTTTATCCATCTCTACTTTCCGACCTCTAGCAGCAAACTCAGAGTCAAGAGCACGCTGTTGCTGAGCTAATGGGTCATTTGTTTGTTTAGCAGCAGCTTCACGTAACTCTTTATCTTCGACATACCTTCTTTCCACTTCATTCATTACTTCTGCGTTCTCAGCACCATACTTTTCCGCACGCTGTGTAGGACTCATGTTACGTCCTGCTTGTTTGATGAACTTGGCACGAGGCTCTTCATCTCCACCAGCAACTCCAATCAGTGCTTGACGTGCATCACCTAATCCTTCTTGGCCACCTCTAATAGCGTCAATTGCATTAGGCAGCTTCACTTGTTTACCGTTTGCACCTGTGGTGTACAGCTCACCTGCTGCTCCTAATGCTGCTTCTGCATTGCCACCTTGTAGTGCACGTAATGCAGCACCTACTCCTTTACCTTTAATTTTCTGATTACCTACTTTTGCAATAGGTACTTCAGCATCAACTAACTGTGGTGCTTCGAAGATAACGCCTCTATCTTGACCACCTGCAGGCTCACCTCTTTCATATGCTGCTTGACGTTCTGCATTAATGCCTCTTTCCTTTTGTTGACGCATCATATTAATAGCATCAGCTAACTTACCTTGCTCTTGACCTGGAATACGTAACTGTCTCATTACATCAGTTACTCCAGGATTTTCTACTGCTACTTGCGGTCTTTTAGTTCCTACAAAGTCTCCTTCTACTGGAGCCATAAATGGTTTACCACTAGCAGCTTTTGCTTCAATAATACGGTCTACTGCAGCTTCAAACTCCTGTGGACTTCTAATGTCATCCGGCAGGTCCGATAAGTCAAATTGACCCTTGGCAGCAGCCATAAAGTCTCTACCAGGCCGTACGAGGTCTACACTGTTAGGGCCGAAGATGCTTCCACCCTTCTTGACCCATAGGACGCACATTTTGTCTAGCCCATTCTTGTCCTCTACCAGATAAGGGGCGCATTAAGCTCATTTTGAGCCTGGTCAAAGTTTACTTCACCTAATTGCACCATGTCGCCATCAACATCTCCGTAATAGCCGTCAATTGCTGGATTCTTAAACCCGTGGGCTGTTCCCTGACGTCTAATCAGTGGGAACGCTTCACCACGCTCTACATCTTGTCCCATAACGATTCTTTGGATATTTCCGCCTTTATCTACTTCTTTGGCTCCACCTAATACTGCAATCTCTTCAATCCGTCCAATATTCTGCTCTGTCAGGTTTCTGTTGTACTGAGGATTCGTTTTTAAGTTACGTTCAGCTTCAGCAGCAGCTTTTACGTCTTGTGCAGCTTTTGGATTAGCTAATTGCTCTAGCAACCGAATTGCTTGTTCTTTTTTAAGTGGATTACCTTCTGCAGCTCTTTGTACTGCAATTTCACGCAATTGTTCACGAGCAGCAGCTCTCCTGTTTTGTCTTTCTTCTTTTACAACATTACCAGCTTCGTTTTTAGCATTCTTGAGCTTTTGTCCTGGGAATACTTCCAATCCCATACGCTCTAAGACTTCACCAACGTTTCTACGTGGATATGGTGAATGATCTGCAAATTGAACGGCATCATCGATACTAATTTCACCTCTGTTCACTGCTTCTGCTAATTGAACAAAAGCATCTTCTTGTCCACCACCATTTGCAGCTTCAACACGCATTGGACCTTGTGGCCCATCGTTACCGACCCGAAATTCTTTGAGAATCCCTTCTTCTTTATCTTCTCTTGCAAATACTCTACGTCTTTTACCATCTGTCCCTTTTTTATAGGGTACTTCGTTGTTTCTTTCGGGAAATGCTAGTCCCATCTCTTGAAGCATGACCGCTTCACGTAATTCTCTAGGTACAGGCTGTCCTGCAGGAGCAACACCTTCAACACGTAGGGGTTTACCTCTTTCCTGTTGAATACCAACGTTGACATTCAGGTCATTACGGTCTTTTACCTGTTGTTCGTATCTCTTTCTTTCTTTACCACCAAAATCTTTATCATCTGCCCCTTCAATTTGCCAATCAGCTTGGTCTTCTCCAAATTGAATTGCTCGTGCTGCATTACCTACCCGTTCTTGCTCTCCAAAATTAGGATTATCTAAATCAATACCTTCATTACGCAATGCGGAAGCTAATGTATCCCTTTCTTCAGGAAGCATCAGCTCTCTTGCACGTTCTCCTGCTTGAGGACGAGCTTCTCTTAACTGTTCTTGCCTATTAATGCCTCTATCTTCTCGAATGAGCTGCATCTCTGCTTCATCACGGCTATATCCTTGAGCTAACTTCTCAGCAAGACGATTAGCGCCAAGCATAATAGAATTGCTAAAATCTTGAGCGTCTTTTAAAGCCACAATCTACATATCAAACCTGTATCTATTGTAGATACTTTAGATATCTATTATCGAAGCAATGTTCCACGATTAACTGATGTATATGGCGTGTTATCTCCGATAATGGATTTATCTGGCTTCATGTTTAGTAAATCCTTTGTGTCATGTGGATTATTGTCCATTGATGTGTTGTGTGGTACTGCATCAGGCAGTGGTGCTGGAGCATCCTTCGGCAAATCAGGGATATCTTGGGAAGCAACAGTGTCTTTTGCTTTACCTAGGTGGTTAGCAAAGACTTCATCGGCAGTTTTGGTGTAATTACTGCGAGCACGGGATTGACCTGCGGAGATTTTCACAAAATCGTCCTGTCCTTCCTGTCCTGCGTTCTTATTAACCTGCCAATGCTGCCCACCAGCGTACTTCCTACCCTGAATAGCTTCTTGATTACGCATACGCTCCATTAATCCCACAGGATTGCCGTCTGCACCGTTGTAATTGTCCAACATTGCGGAACGACGACGTACTTTCTCGTCTGAGTTGTCCGCCATCGTGCGATTTGCCCAGTTAATCTTCTCTTCTGGTACTTTTTGCCCAGGATTTACGTCCATTTGCTTGTAATTCTCGTTCATATTCTTCCCACGCTGGTAGGTTGCTACCCCACTCTGGTCTTTGTAGATATCTTTGGACAGACTTACGTAGTCAACCTCGCTGTCATGCTGATGCAGCGTCTCTGGATTGTAGATTTGCGAGTTACTTTTCCCTGCATAGGGGGAAGAAGCAGTGGTTGGTAGCTGATTTCCAGAGTATGGGTTCTCAATTTTGTAACCACCAGACAATAGTTTGTTTGCATCGTCCATTGTCATGGGCTTGGGGCTGGTGCTAGTACCTCTCTGTACTACATTTGTAGGACTTACACGTGTTTCTCCACCGCTGTAGTCAGTTCTGCCACTTGTTTTAGGCTCAATAGAGTATCCACCACTAGAGTTTTACCAGTGCCTGGGTTAATAGCTTGACCTGTTGCTGAATCGTACTTAACTCCCATTACTGAGTAAGTTCCACCACCTAAAGCAGGGACTTCTGCACCACTCACTCCTGGTGTTGTCGGACGCTCAGGGTTCTGCGTAGGAGTTTCAACCTTAAGGAAAGATGAAGGCTTAACTTCTTTGTTTGATGTGTATGGAGGAGTACTGGGCTTCCTCTCTCCTTGCTGGTAAGTACCGTATGTCTGACGTTCAAATTCTCCAGTCTCATGGCTATATTTTCCAGGATCTTGATTCATCAGCCTAAATCCATTAGGTGATGTTGCATCTGGAACTCTTTTGAATTTGTTATCTCCTTGGACAACATAACCTTGAGACTCAGCTGCTGCTTTAGAACTATCGTACGCTTTCTGCTGCCCTTTTAATCTATTGTCGTGCCTTCTATTTCCAGCCGGTGTGGAGTTATAAGCATCAGGAGAACCAAACATCTGACGCAATATATCTGTCTATTCTATAAAACTTCGCCTGTGTTCTCACGACTGGCGCGTTCCATTGCGATTGCATCATTTGGTGCCAGCTTTGGTGGAGAAGCAGGGCTGTCGTCAATAGCAGCTCCACCTCCCATTCCCAAGCACTTGCCAAGTGTCTCGTTCCACTGGTACCCAGGCTTACACATCACCTTATTGATTTGTTCCTGACGACTTACATTCATGGTCCAGTGTTCTTCATTCCCCCTATTCTATAAAAACTACGTTGCTACGCTAAGCTACGTTCTCTCTATACCTTTCTAAATTAAATACATATAGGGGGCTAGGGGGGTATATAAAAAAGGGGTATATAGAAAACTACGGTAGTTAGCGTAGTTTCGTAGTTTTTCGGCTGACTCCAAATCAGCAGCTTTCTCATTACCGCTGTTCTTTCTCAATAGTGTCCAACAACGCCGTACGATGTATCGGTAGTGATTGTGGAAAACTATTTAATATTATGTATAGCTTTTAGAGTGCTTATTGCCCTGAAAAAGCACCCTATAGGGGGCTAAAAGTGCTACAAAATTTGTGACGGGTCTAATACCCTCTGTACCCGAACTGCTCGGTCGAACAAAAAAAATAATGAGTGTTATTAACACATGTTGAGCAGCGCAAGCATCAACTGTTGTTCACTCGTTTCACTCGTTCACTTTTCACATTTGTTCAACGCAAGTTAACGAACTCATGTTTCATTCTCATTTGTATCTCACTATTGAGAATGCGTCGTTCGTTTTGTCTTGCGCCTCACTATTGTCACCACAAGTTAACACCGTTGTTTAACTTCCGTTGATACATCTGTATCTAACTGGTGT